CTAAACCAATTCGTTAGCATCAACTATCACCACGACTTTCTTGCCGTCATTTGTGTGGACGAGCTTTGCGCGGGCGGAGATAGCGCGCTTCGTTAGGAATGAATTAAGGAAGATATTATCAGCAACGAAGAACGCCGGATCAGCAACAAATCCACGATGGGCGGAGTTTGCGCCGAGAAGACGGAACGTAACCTCACCCGTTGAATTGGTGAGGCCGTCAATGATTAGGGTCAATTCTCGAACCGCATCTACGGATTTCGCCCCGCGAATAGCCTCTGGGTACTGTTGGACGTTCTGGTTCTCACCAGAGAACACGTCCTCAACCTCGGCGTCAGGCGCTCCAATCCCTCGCAATAACCATATGTCGGAAGTTTTCAAAACCGACGCTAATTTTTGCATCGCGTCGCCTCTCATCGTCTGTTTTTTGCCAGAAAGAAGCTCGTGAATGTAGCTCGGACGAAATCCGCAGCGGCGCTCAACCTCCGCCACACTCAGGCCCAATTCCTCGATCCGGGCTTTGATACGCTTACGAAAATCCATTTTTTCCTGTCTCCCTGCGTCTCTGCACGTATCCAACCGTCTCATTTATAGCGGATTTCATCGGATTTGAGAACGGGTGTTGGGTTTTTCCAATTTTGCTTATTGACCAAATCCGACGGTTCGGATTAAATCCGAGACATGGAACAGGAGCTTCGCAATCACTTATTGGCGCTCGTCTCGGCCTATATGGGCGCTACCGGGCGCTCTGTAAGCCGGACCGGACACCTTGCGGCGCGCGACGCTGCGTTTTTTTCGCGGCTTGAGCACGGCACCGCCAACTTCACGGTTCGGAAATACGACGAAATTGTGAACTGGTTCACGCTCGCGTGGCCGGACGGCGCGGCGTGGCCGGACCTCGAAAGGAGGCGCGGCCAATGCGCGTAAAGCGCAACGCCGAGGAAGACGCCATTCAAGCCCAGGTCATCGAGCTTCTAGTCGTCGCAGCAGTCCCCGGCCTCATCTACTTCGCCGTCCCCAATGGCGGCTACCGCGATCCGCAGACGGCTCGCACGCTCAAGCTCACGGGCGTTCGTCCAGGCGTCGGCGATATTGAAATCATCAAGGACAGGCTCCCCCACTTCCTTGAAATGAAGACGAAGAAAGGACGGCAATCAGAGGACCAAGAGAAGTTTGAAGCAGACTGCATCGCGCAAGGCATCCCCTATCGCATCGCGCGCAGCAGAGACGAGGCACAAGACATTCTGACCGAATGGGGAATGCTTCGCATACGAAAGGCAAATCAATGAGAGACAGCTTCCCTATTGTAAATCGTCCAACGGGCGACGACGAGCGTATGCGTCCTTACCACGCAATCGTGTGCAGCATATGCGGCAACGAGGCGACCTTGAGCGCGCATTCAACCTGCATCCCCGCGTCCAGCGTCGCCGCCAAGTTCCGCAAGCTCGGCTGGCTGGTCCGCGCCGTGGGCAAGCACGTCTGCCCCAACTGCCAAGTCAGCGACCGCAACCACAACCCCAACCCCCAAGAAGGCGTCATGGCTCCCCCTCTCTCCCTCAAAGACCGCCTCGAACAGCCCAAGGCCCAGCCGGCTAAGGAGCCCGCCAAGGCCGAGCGTTCCATCGCCGCCAAGTCGGCTATCCCGCTTCTCTACATGGCGCTGGACGAGGGCTACGACCGCGCCGGGCAGGATTACAAGCCCGGCTATTCCGACGAGCGCATCGCCAAGGAAACCGGCCTCGCCGTGGAGTTCGTCCGCGCCCGCCGCGAAAGCGACTTCGGCCCGATCCGCGACCCCAAGGCCGTCGCGCTCATCGGCGGCCTCAACGACCTCGGCGGCCTCGCCATTGAGTTCCGCGCCCTGTCTGCCCGCGTGGAAAGCAAGCTCAACGAACTCCGCGCCCTCGCGCTGAAAAACTGAAAGGCAACCCAATGGCTATTTCCCTCTCATCCCTCCGCACGGTGAAGGCTGACGCCCCGCCGCGCATCCTGTTCTACGGGCGGCCCGGCGCTGGCAAGACGACGCTCGCCAGCGAGTTCCCCAACGCCGTGTTCATCCAGACGGAAGACGGCGTTCCGGCTGGCGTCGAACTGGCCTCGTTCGGCCTGTTGACCACCTTCGATCAAGTCATGGAGGCCGTGGGCACGCTCTATTCCGAGGACGTACCGTTCCAAACCGTCGTGCTCGACAGCGTGACGGCCATGCAACGCCTGATCTTCGCCGAGGCGTGCTTGCGCGGCGACGAGAAGGGCCACGCCAAATCCAACATTGAGGAATTTGGCTACGGCAAGGGCTACGTCTATGCGGCCCGCATCTGGCAAGAGCTTCTGGACGGCTTGTACGCGCTCCGCCGCGACAAGGGCATGAGCATAATCATGCTGGCCCACGCCCGGATCGAGCGATTCGATGATCCCGAGACGCAGAGCTACGACCGCTACGAAATCGACCTTCACGACAAGAGCCGTGGCCTGATCGAACAGGACATGGACGCGATCATGCTCTTGAAGGCCCCGGTCAACATCGAGAAGGAGGACGCGGGCTTCAAGAAGGAGCGCATCCGCGCGACCGGCGGCAATCAGGTCTTCCTCCATACCGCCGGGCGGCCCGCCTTCACGGCGAAGAACCGCTACGGCATCCCCGACAAGTTCTTGTACGTGCGCGGCAAAGGATATGCCGAACTCGCCAAGTATCTGCCCGCCCCCAAGGAGCCGGCAGTCGCCGACGCCGCAGAATAACCCCCAAAAGCCCAACAGGAGAACCCCATGGCCTTTGTTTTCAACCCCAACGAAATCGACACCAGCGACGACTTCGTACTCATGCCCGAAGGCGTTTACATGCTTCAGGCCACCAAAGTTGAGCGCGTGTTTAAGGACACCGGCGACTTCATGGTGAAGATGATCTTCGCGACCATGAACGAGGACTTCCCCGGCGTGTTCTCGCAGCGGTTCAACATGATCCACTCGAACCCGCAGGCGCAGGAAATCGCGCGCCGTGACTTCGCGAAGTTCTGCAAGGCGTCCGGCATCGCGGACGAGTTCCCCGAGGGCTTCGAGATGGACGAGGCGTCGGACGAGGAAATGACGGACCTGTTCTGCCACAAGCCCTTCGACGCCAAGGTGGGCATCGAGAAGTCCAAGAACCCGAAATATTCCGACAGCAATCAGGTCGCGAAATATTACCCCGTCGGCGAGGGCGGCAACTACGGCCCGCTCAGGAACCCCCAGGCTGGACATGCTCCGGCGGCCCCTGCTGGCAAGCCCACCGCCGCGAACGACGCTCCTGCGACTGGCACGGCCACCGCCACCACGGCAGGCAGGGCGGCGACCAACGGCGCGGCGCGCACGGCTGGCGCCAGCGGCGCGGGCAAGGCGAACGGCGCGGGCTCTCGCCCGTGGAACCGCCCCGCAGCCTGAAAATGAAAGCGGGCGGCGTTCCCCCGAACAGCCGCCCGCAAAATCCAACAAGCATCTGAAAGGCATAAAGACGCCATGGACGCGGCAACCTTAATCCCCAACGCCCCCAAGTTCAACAGCATCAACATCGCGCAGGACGAATTTGAGGCGCTTGCGAAGTTCCTGCAAGACAACCCGAAGATCGAGAGCGCCGGCATTGCCGAGAAGGCGAAGCTGCGCGTCGATGCGGCGCGCGTGGTTCTTAAGGACATGGAGACGGAGCGCACGACGCGCGTGCGTCCGCTCAACGAGCAAGTCGCCACGATCAACACCGAATATAAGGACATTCGCGAGCCGCTGACGAAGCTTCTCGACCAGCTTCTTTCGCGCGTGAACGTGTTCCTCGACGCCGAGCGCGAGCGCCGCGAGGCCGAGGCCGCAGAGGCGCGGCGCAAGGCCGAGGAAGCCGCAGAGGCGGCGCGGCAGGCCGAGGCGCTGGAACAAGAGGCTGTCGCCGCAGCGACCGACGGCGAGCGCGCGGACGTAGGCACCGCGACAGCCGAGGCCGACTTCGCATTCAAACAGGCCAAGCGTGCGGAGCGCGATGCGTCGAAGGCCGAGCGGCAGGCGTCGCGCGTGAACGTCGGCGGCGGCTTCTCTGGCCGCTCCCTGTCACAACGCACGAACGAAACGCTCACCATCACCGATTGGAAGGCGGCTCTGACCGACATTTGCGCGGCGCGCGATGGAGCCCTGCCCGAGAAGATCGAGGCGGCGCTTCTGACGGCGGTGCGCGACTTCCGCAAGGCGTCGGGCAAGCTCCCGTCTGGCGTGTCCTCAAGCAAAGAAAAGTCACTCTGATGCTCAACAAGGATTTCCGCCTCATCGTCTCCGGCCCGCTGTTCTTGCGGGCGTGGGCGTGCGTCTCAACCGAGGAAACGCGCTATTACCTCAACGGCGTGCATTGCGAGCCCTGCAAGACCGGCGGCGTCACCATGGTTGCGACCGACGGGCACCGGCTTGTGTGCGTGCGCGATCCCGCCGGCTTCATTGAAGGCAGCGGGATCGTCAGCCTGGACGCGCAGATGCGCAAGGCGCTCGCCACCAAGAGCGCGCGCGTCACAGCCTTTCCGAAACGCTTTCTCGTCATTCGCGAAGGGCGCGCTGGCGCACTCGGCACCGGAACGGAGGAAGTCAAAGACAACGCCAGCGTCGCGGACGAGTGGTTCGGCTATTTCGAGCGCCTGGACCTCAATATCTTCGCCTTCCAGTGGCGCGATGTGCTGATCGACGGCAAGTTCCCCGATTGGCGGCGCGTCATCCCGAAGTTCAACGACAACATGAAGGCGTCGAACGCTTTCAACGCGGTCCTCTTGAAGCAAGTCGCGCGCGCACTCCGCGATGATGAAGTGCCTGCGTCCGTCCGGCTCGTGCAGGACGTGAAGGCCAAGGACGGCCCGACCGTCCTTCTCAGCGACGACATGAACGCTTTCGGCGTCATTATGCCGATGCGCGCCGTGACGCGGGCAATCCAATATCCCGAATGGCTCGACCTTCCGAAGCCGGCTCCGGCCCATGCGGAGGCGGCGGAATAACATGCGCCGCGCCGAGCTTGGTTTCCAAATGCCGACGGTCGAAGCGATCCTCAAGACCTATAAACGGGACGAGGAAGAACGGACGTATCTCGGCGCTTCCATCATCGGGAAGGAATGCGAACGCCAGCTTTGGTACGGCTTCCGTTGGGCGTGCCAGCCTGAGGATTTCGACGGGCGGATGCTCCGCCTGTTCGCCACCGGGCACCGCGAGGAAGCCCGCATGATCGAGGACTTGCGCGCGAGCGGCGTGCAAGTGTGGGACCGTGGCGAGGACGGGAAGCAGATCGGCTTTTCCGACCTCGGCGGCCACTTCAAAGGCCACATGGACAGCGTGTTGCTCGGCGTGAAGGAAGCGCCCAAGACCCCGCACGTTGGCGAGTTCAAGACGCACAATCTGGACAGCTTCAAGAAGCTAAAACGCGATGCAGTCGAAGTCGCGAAGTTCGAGCACTTCGCGCAGATGCAAACCTACATGCACGAGGAAGGGCTGACCCGCGCGCTCTATCTCGCGCATTGCAAGGACACGGACGAGCTTTACGCCGAGCGGATCGAGTACGACGGCCTGTGCGCCCTGACGCTGTTGGCGAAGGCCGAGCGCATCATCACCAGCGACCGCGCGCCCGAGCGCGCCCACGAGCACGTCACGAGCCGGGCGGCCTATGCCTGCGATTGGTGTCCCGCCCTGCGCGTCTGCCACCATGGCGGATGGGCGCGGCGCAACTGCCGGACCTGTCTTCATGCCACGCCTGAAATGGATGGCGATGGCCGCTGGTCCTGCGCCTATCACAAGTGCGACCTGACCGCGAAAGACCAGCGCGCCGGTTGCGCCCAACACATTTTCTTGCCGGACCTCGTACCCGGCGAACAGATCGACGCGGACATGGACGCCAACACCGTGACCTATCTCGTTGGCGGCAAGCGGTTCGTGGACGGAGGATGCAAGTGAAGCTTCGGCCCTACCAGCAAGAGAGCATCGACGCGCTTTTCAACTATTGGGGCGCGGACGGCGGCAATGGTCTGTTGGTTCTACCGACCGGCGCTGGCAAGTCGCTCGTGCTCGCGAAAATCTGTCAGGAGCTTTTGCAGAACTGGCCGTCGATGCGGATTGGCATCGTCACCCACGTCAAAGAACTGGTGGAGCAAAACGCGCAGGAGATTTTGCGCCTCTGGCCGTCGGCTCCAATCGGCATCTATTCGGCAGGCGTGGGCCGGCGCGACCTCCGCAGCAAGATCATGTTCATGGGCATCCAGTCGGTTCACCGGAAGGTGCAGCAGCTTGGAAAGTTCGACGTGCTCTTGGTGGACGAGGCGCACCTGATCCCCAAGAACTCCGACACCATGTACGGGCGCTTCATCGCCGATTGCCTTGAGGCTGTGCCAGACATGCGCCTTGTCGGGCTGACCGCGACGCCGTACCGCCTCGATAGCGGACGCCTCGACGGCAAGGGCGGCATGTTCGACGCCATCGTTTACGAGGCCAACGTCCGCGACCTCATCGAGCAGGGCTATCTCTCGAAGCTGATTTCCAAGGCGACGCTGGCGCAGATCGACACGAAGGGCCTGCACAAGCGCGGCGGCGAGTTCATCCAGTCCGAAATGGACGCGCGAGCCCGCATCCCCACGATTATCGAAAGCGCCGTCGGCGAGATTTGCGAGCACGGCGAGCACCGCGAGGGCTGGTTGATCTTCTGCACCGGCGTTGAGCACGCCGCCGACGTTATGGCCGAAGTCCGCAAGCAGGGCATCACTTGCGAGACGGTCACGGGCGAGACGCCGAAGGGCGTTCGCGACCGGATCATCCGCGACTACAAGGCGAAGAAAATTCGCTGTCTGACGAGCGTGGGCGTGCTCACCACTGGCTTCAACGCCCCGCATGTGGACTTGGTTGCTCTCCTGCGTCCGACGCTCTCCACGGGCCTCTATGTGCAAATGGTAGGGCGCGCGTTCCGTCTCGCGTCCGGCAAGCTCGACGCGCTCATTCTCGACTTCGCCGGCAACGTCACACGCCACGGTCCCGTCGATGCAGTCGCGCCGCAGCGCCAGGGCGGAGCCAAGGGCAAGAAGGAAAAGACCGACGAGGAAAAGGAGGACACGGTTCGCGCGAAGGTGTGTCCTGCGTGCCGCGAGTACAATGCGATCGGTGCGAAATCGTGCGTCGTTTGCGGGTACGAGTGGCCGCCGGAAGTCGCGCCGCACAAGCCGGAGGCGGAAGAAACCGCGATCCTCTCGACCGAGGCCGTGAAGCCGCAGATGATAAAGGTTCAGTCGGTCAGGGTGCGCCGGCACAAGAAGCCGGGCTCGCTCGACACGTTCCGGCTCACCTTCGAGACTTGGAACAAGAGCTATTCAAAGTGGCTCTGCTTCGAGCACGGCGGGCGCATGGGCCACGAGGCGCGCATGTGGTGGAAGGGCATGGGCGGCAACACGCCGGCCCCCTCGACCATTGCCGAGGCGCTTGAGCGGTTCGACGCGGAGATTGGCGAGTGCGTCGGTATCAGCGTGCGCAAGAACGGCAAGTATCATGACATTCTGTCCATGGAGTTCGAGCCCGGCCCGTGGATCGGTCATCCGCGCGTCGTGCAGGAGAAGCCCGACCCGTTCGCGGGCGCGGGCGGATGGGAACACAACGCCGACGGGCCGTTCGGCGGCGCGTACAAAAAGCGCCCCGACGACTATTTCTCCTGGGGCAAGAAACCAGCCGATCCCACGGCGGGCATGACCGAGGACCAGAAGAAGGTTATCCCGAAAATCGAGGCGCTTTTCGCGAAGACCATCGAGAACGGCTGCACTCCGCAGGAGCAACACCTTGCGCATGTGAAGGCGAACCAGTTGCTCGGGCAATACAGCCTCGAACGGCTCGGCACCGGACAAATCGTCATCTATGACGAAATCCCCTTTTGAGGCGCGCACATGGCCAGACTTCGCTTTACAGACATGAAACGACCGAGCGACGGCGGCGTGTGCTTCTGTTGCCTCCGCCGTGACGAGGGCGCGGGTTTCCCGGTCCCGAACCGCCACAACCGCATCATTTGGTCATGCAACGACCATATCCCGCTTGGACGAAAGGCCGCCGCAATGCCCCAAGCTGAGTTCGACATTTACGAGAAGCAGGCTCTCGAAGCCGCCGGCAACAAGGCGGGGCAAAGGCTCGATGATAAGTTCGGCAAGACCGACCTCGCCGAGCTTGAAACGTGGGAATACCTGGATTTCTGCCAAACCCTCGTCAAAGCGTTTGGTGACGAACTCGCCTCCCGTCTGCAATCCTACGACCCGCCGTTCTGATCCATGGACAAGCTCTCAACCTTTCGCGACGCGAGCATCGGCTTGCCGGCGCTCCAAGAACTCGCCACTCACGACCAGTGGGTAATGTGGCGCTACAAGCGCATCGAAGTGCCCGGCAAGCCCGTGCATCTGACCAAAATCCCGGTCAACGCCAACAATGGCGCGAACGCCATGACGAACGAGGCGCGCACCTGGGCGTCGTTCAAGAAGTGCTATGACGGCGCGGTGAAGCGTGGCCTCGCAGGCGTCGGCTATGTGCTGAACGAGACGGACGGCTTTTCCGGGCTCGACCTCGACAAGTGCATTTCCGACGATGGCGTGATTGAGGATTGGGCGGCGGAAATCGTCGCCCTCGGCGAAACCTACTGCGAAATCTCGCCGTCCAAGAAGGGCTTGCGGTTCTTCATCCGTGGCAAGGTGGAACACGCGACCAAATGCGACCCGGCGCGCGTGGAGCTTTACGGGAACAAGCGGTTCCTGACCGTGACCGGCTATCACGTCGAAGGCGCTCCCGAGGAAATCAACCCGGCACCGCGCACCATTCAGGCCGTGCTCGCGCGCGTGGAGCAGTTCCGCGGTGAAGCGGAGAAGGTTGTAGGCGAGGCCCGCGAGGCGCGCAAGCTGGAACAGGAGGACGAACCGCCGTACATCGTCTTCACGCGCAGGCAGCGCATGGAGGACGAGGCGAAGCGCAGGCGCGGCGAATACGTCGGCTGGCTCAAGAACGCGCCCAAGCCCGCAGCCGTGGCCGGCGGCAACTATTTCCGCAACGTGAACGACAAGGCGTGCGCCGAACTCGGGCGCTGGGTGCAAGCCCTGTTCCCCCAGGCGAAGCGTTCCGGCACCGGCTGGCGTGTTTCGAGCAAGTCGCTCGGGCGCTCCCTGGAAGAAGACATTTCGATCACGGCAGAAGGCATTGTGGACTTCGGCGTGGCCGACATGGGCGACGCCAACCAAGGCAAGCGCACGCCGATCAACCTCGCGATGGAATGGGGCGGGCATCCCGATCCGACGAGCGCCGCGCGCTGGCTATGCGAGCAACTGTCCGTCACGCCCGAAAGCCTCGGATGGGAAGACAAGTCAGGCAGGCCCGAGCCGCGCCGCGTCCATCAAGCCGAGGACGGGACATGGATCGACACCGAGACTGGCGAAGTCCTGTCCGAAAAGACCGGCGCGAACGGCGCGGACGGCGACAGCACCATGCCCGAGCACTTGGCGCGCGTGCCCGGAGTGCTCAACGATCTTGTCGAATGGGTCATGGCCGGCGCGCAGCATCCCTCGCGCGTGGGCGGGCTCATGTCCGCACTGGCGACCGTGGCGACCTTCTCCGGGCGAGTGTGGGCCGGGCCGACGCGCGCCGCCCTGCACCTCTACACCGCCGGCATTGGCCCCTCTGGATGCGGCAAGGATCGCGTCTTGTCGTCAACCCTAAAGCTCATGATCGCTTTCGACATGGGCCAGTTCGTTTTTGACGAGCCCATGTCGCAAACCGCGCTCATGAACTCGATTTCGGAGACGCCGCTTTGCCTGAGCCAGATAGATGAAATCGGAATGTTCTTCGGGCGCATTCTCAACAAGCGCGCAAGCAGCTTCGAGAAAGGCGTTGAAGCGTCAATGACAAAGGCGTGGAGCAAGTCGTTCGAGCCGCTTATCACGCCACGCTATGCTTCTCGCCCGTCCGTGACCGTGTTCAATCCCGCCTTCAACTGCATGGGCGTTTCCACGCCGGACAAGTTTTGGGGCGCGCTCGGAACCGACGCGATCACGTCCGGCTTCCTCAATCGCTGGATCATGTTCGAGCTTCCCGTCGTCAAGCGCCGCACGCCGACGCTCACCGAGGACGAAATCAATTGCGCGCCGGATCATGTGATGATGTGGCTGGCGAAAATCTACGGCGGCGGCAGGAGCCGGATGAACGGGTGGGACGCCAACGTGCGCGACCCCGGCTTCAACGATCCGCCGTTAGTCGTTCCTTGGGACAGCCGCGAGACGGAAAAGCTTTGGGACGATTACGCCGCCACGATCCAAAGCCGCTTCGCCGGCAGCGAGTTCGAGGCGCTGTCACCGTTGCTGGCGCGCGCCGCCGAGAACGCCCTTCGCGTCGCCACCATCTACGCGCTCGCCGAGAACATCGACGCTCCGCGCGTCACCTATGAGGCCGTGCAATGGGCGACCGGACTCCTGAGCTGGTGTGCTGACCGCACGGCGTCGCAGGCTGTCCGGTTCATGGCCGAGAACGAGAACCAAGAGAACGCGAACCGGATCAAGCGCGCCATGTCCGGCTTCCCCGACATGATCGCGACCCGGAGCCAGTTGCTCTCGAAGCTGAACAACATCATGCGCAAGAACGACTTCGACAACCTCATAACGATGATGATCGACGCCGGACAGGTTGAGGAACTGAGCGACGAAAAGAAAAAGTCCATGTCGTCGCTCAAGAAGACGCGCGGCCCGAAGCCGGCAATCTACCGGCTCGTTCCCGAAAAGCTCAACTTCCAAGCCGCATAATTTACGCTTGGGAAACCAGAATGCGCGATCATGCCGGCGGGGAGGCTGGAATGATTGTTGCTGCATTAAAGAAGCTGGGCTGGTGGGCGCTGTGCGCGCTCATCATCGCATCCGGCATAGGGCTGTTCATGCAGATCGGCATTCCGATTGCGATCATCCTCGCCGCGTGGTTCATCTTCGACAAGGCTGTGCGCTGGTACGTGCGCAATGAAAAAGCCCCGGAGTGACCGGGGCCTTCTTCATTCCAGCGCCAGGGCGAGAGCGGCGAGCCGCCTTCGCGCCTGCGTCCTGACCTTGTTCAGATCGGCGGGGCCGGGCTCGCGCTGGCCGCTCAACCAGTAGCGGACCTTCCGGGCATCAAGGCCAATGTCGCGCGCAAGGTCCGTCTGCCAATGCGAGCCGTACATGAGCTTGCCGAGTTCTGCGATTTGCGCGGCGACAGTGGTCATTACTCGCGGTCCTTCGCTTTGGCTATCTCATCGTTTAGGCTTTTGATCGCGTCTTCGATGAAGATGTGTACCGGAACGCGCGGGCCATGCATGTAGGCCATCCCGCGATTATCGACAATCGCGATGCGGCAATCTTTATTGTTGCCGAGTTCATACCATCCGCTTGGTGTAAGCGCCCGCACGGGCTCATCATCCATAATCTCGATAGCCACGACAGTCTGATGGCTCTCGCTCACTCCGCTATAGTCTCCCTTCATTTCTACTATTAGAAGCGTCGTGTTTGTCCCTATGACATTAAACACGCCGTCGCGGATGCTGCGCTCTGCAATGTAATTAAAATCACTCACATTATGGATGACTTCGTTGGTCATCGTTACGATGAAGTCGCCGTCGTTCCCGCGCTTTTTGGCCGACACGATGAAATCGGCATTTATGTACTCTCCATCGTCGGTATAAATGAACATGCTCAAACCCTCTCTGTGACCGGCTCGTTCTGGAGGAATATCAAAAGCTGGCGGCGCTTGCTCTCGACCCCGTGCGCCACGTCGGCGCGGCGGAGCACGTTTATGTCTTGGAGCCGTTCGAGCGTGGCGAGAACGTCGCCGACCTCGTGACCGATCCGCGCCGCGTTGGTGAACGGCTGGCCCGGCTGGCTCTCGTCAAGGCCGAACCGCAGCGCCTTCGTGACGCGCTGCACGACCTCGGCGCATTCTTCCGCCAGGATCTCCAAAAGCTCGCGCGGCAGGCCGTCGGGCTTCGGGAAGTGTGAAATGTAGCGGTCAGACATTGGCCGCGCCCTGCCGCTTAATGGTCATCGTGTCGTCGTGGATTTTGACACGGAGCCGGTTCGTGCTGGCGACGCTCTCGGGCGTGACCTCGCGACCGAAGATCGGGCCGAGCCAGCGGTTGAAGAAATCGACCGAGCGGAACAGCTTCATGGTCGCGTTGAAGTCGCTCTCCGTCAGCATGTCCGCGCCGCACTTCGGGCAGGGCGTGCCGATCAGGGCTTCCGTGAAGGGTTGGGGCTCGGGCAGGTCGTAGCCGCAGGCATCGCAATGCAATTGGCCTGCCTCGTCTGGGTTATAGTGGAAAAGCACCTTAGCCATCGTAGGGCTCCATGAAGGTTTCCGCGTGAGCGCCCGCGCCCCATAGGACGCAGGCAATGAAGGCGATGAACAGGGCGAGGCTCATGCGAGCGACCCGGCTTTGGCGATAGCCGCGTCGATTTCCTTGAGCGTGTCCGGCGGCAGGCAATAGCCGAAGTCGGAGCGAACCATCCGCAACGCTTCGAGTAGGCCATCGCTGGCCGCTGCGCGCCGCGCCAACGGCGCGACCGGCTCGCCCTGCGCCCATCCAGTGTTGAGGCAGTCCGAGCAACCATAGGGCTCGGGCGCTTGCACTACGCACGTCATGCAGACGCCCGCACGCTCGCAGGCGGCCTTGTAAGCGTTGCGCTCGCGCTGCAAATCGGACGCAGCGTTGGCGAGCGCCTTCAACCGGTCCGCCTCGGCGAGCAGGCCGGCGCGGACAGCGTTCGAGCTTTCCGGCTCCGGCCCCGGATCATCCGCCAGGGCGTCGATTGCGGCACTGATCTTGTTCAGCCGATCAAGGATCGGTTCGCCCATCATGCGCCCCTCCCGATCATCATGGAGCCACTGGCATGGCCGACCGGGCGGGCGAAGCTGGCGCGATCCCCGGCTTCCGTTCCTGCGTCTATGGCCCAATTGAACGCGCCGACATTGGAAGCGCGGCCCTGCTTCAACTTCGAGCCCCGGTCCTTAAGCCAGTCGGCGAAGCCGGCGTTCACCAGCGCCGTGTTCGTCGCCACCAGGGCGTTGCGGGCGGGCGTCGGCGCAGGCGTCAGTTCGCGCAAACGCGCTTCGATCCGATAGACCGCGCCGAGCACAAAGCCGTTGCGCTCGCGCGTCCGCACGCCCCTGATTTTGAGATAAGCCGGATTGTTCTGCTTGAGGCTCGCAAAGTGCGCCTTCAACTCGCGCTTGACGTGGGCGACGAGCGTATCGAGCAGCCATTCAGCCATGACAACATCGCAATCGCGACCGAACAGCGTCACGTCGCCTTTCTCGTTCGTCGTCACCTTGCAGCCGTAAAACTTGCCGACCACGACCGCGAGGTTCTTCACCACTTGGTCGCGCTTCGCCTTCGCGCGCTGGAACATGCTGAACTGCGTCGGCTCGCGCAAATCGCCTTGCGCAATGTCGTGCTCGTCCATCAAAGCTTGCGCCTTGGCAGCGGCGGATAGCGCCTCGGCTTCCGAACAGCCGTTGTCCGTCGTCTTGGCGAGCAGCGCGCGAACGCGCTCGATCATCTTCTTGCGATCCATGGGATTTGCCTTTCTGCGGCTTCATGGGGGGAAAGAAAAACCGCGCCCTATTCTTAGGACGCGGTTTCGGTTTTGACAATCGGAAATCGGAACAAATCCGATGCTCAGGCCGCGCGTTCGCTTCTCTCGACCAAGCCGGCGAAGCCCACATGCGCCTTGTCGAACACGTCGCCGATGCGCTGCAACAGCGCCGGGCGGAGCGAGCCCTCCATGCGGTATTTGGCGTCCATCGACGCCGCCGCGCTGGCCGCGTGGTCAGCCAGTTCCATGAGCGCGCCGATGATCGCGCCGTCGTCGCGGCACGTCTGGATTGGGAGCAAGAGCCGATCCAGCCGCTTGGCGAAGTCGCGGACGACGCCGTTCTCGCGAATGTCCTGCATGAGTTCCGTGACCTCCTGCGTCCCGAGCAGGGCGCGGAGTTCTTCCATGGTGTTGTGAAAGTCGGACATGCCAGCCTCAGTTGCGTGCGAGAGAGATATGCGAAAGCGACGGATCGCCATTGAGCTTGCCGACCGGGAGCAGGCCCCAATCGTCAGCCTGTTGGCTGGCCGTGCCGCGCGACCAGAAATGGCTTTCCGGCTTCAACTCGTAGAGCCGGTCAGCAACCGCCTTCACGGCGTCAAGCGCCTCGCGGTGGGACGGGAACGGGCCGAACGCCAGGGCAGTCTTGCAGCCGTCGCGGAAGCTCACATAGAAGCCCTTGACCTGATGCGCCCCTGCCGGGCGCTCATCGACCACGCGCGCGATACCGCCGGAATAGTCGATCCCGTCGGCGTGGCGCTGCGCCATGTCCCGCGTCACAAATGGCCTGTGGACCTTCTCCCACTTGCCGGAATTGAAAGCTTCGACCACGAACATGACTAGTTCTCCGATTTCATGATTTCAACTGCCCTGAAAAACTCTTTTGGAAAAAACTTCTTGATCGTTTCAAGCAGTTTTCTGTCTATTGATTCCTGAGCATTTTTTCGCTCGCTCTTTGCCATCCTTCCGCGAATGACAGATACTTGTTGCCGAGCTAGTCTTTTAATTTTTAGGGCCGATATTGTTCGCCTTTCCCAATCAGTATCTACCTGATTGCCGAAGCGGGCGTTGTATTTAGCCTGCTTAAGCTGTTCTTCTATGGATGAACAAATAAGCAAAAGCTCATCCATAGCATTATCACATTCAGCGACATTCGTTAGGTCGGAAACAAACTTCCCTGTGCTGTATTCTATGTCAAATTCTTCAAACATGCCTCACTCCATCGTTTCGAGTAGGGCATCCACGCGCTCGGCAATCGAGGCGTGAGAGTGGCGCAGCGCGTTGGCGCAGACATTCAGGACGGAAATCAGTTCGTCGCGGTTGATCGGCTTGCGGCGGGGCTCCACGTCCTTCTTCGTGACCTTGGCCTTGCCCTCGTCCGACGCCTTCGCGACCGCCTCCTTGAGCGCGTCCGCGCCGTGCTCGGGGTTCTCGCGCATCGTCTCGGCGGCCAGCGTCGCCGAGACCTTGCCTTCCTTGACCATCTGATGAACCTCGGCGGGCGCGGCCTGGAACTCGACCAGCTTCGAGACATAGGACGGGCTCTTGCCGATCCTGCGCGCGATTTCGGCGAGCGTCAGGCCGAAGCCGAGCGCCCGCTTGATGTTGTAGCCTTCTTCGAGGGGCGTGAGGCGCTTGCCGCTGTTGCTGATGTTCTGGCGGAGGATGCGGTCAACGTCGTTGACGCCTTTGCCCTCGGGCACGCACGGCACCGTGGCGATTTCCACGCCCTCGGCGATCAACTCCATAACCGCCGTGTGGCGGCAATGGCCGTCCGACACATAGACGATTTCGCCCTCGGAAAAGATTTCCAAAGGGCTGTTCTGATAGAAGCCGTTCTCGCGGATCGACGCCTTGAGGAAGTCGATATGGTCGCGCGCCTCGACCGTCGTCAGGTCGCGGGCGTTCAGGCCGTCCTTATGCGCGATCTTGCGCGGATCGAAGTTGAGAAGGGCCGAGCGACTTTCGGCCAGTTCTTTCAGGTTTGCCATGGTGGGTTGCTCCTAATGCGAGGCGGCGAGAAACGCTTTGGCCTGTTCGAGCGCCGCCGTGGCTTCGATCAGGATTTCATGCGGGCTGTTCGGATCGCGCGGGCTCGTGAAGTCGCGCGCCCAATCCGTCAGCTTCTTGAGCGCGTCGTAGAGAGCCGGGCCGGCTTTCTGTTTTGCGCTCAGCCGGCGCAAGTCAGTCTCGGCGCGGGCGACCCGTTCGCGGGCGGCGATTTCCGCCTCGTGCGCCTTGTTGAACAGGTTGTTGATGCAGGCCGCGCCGAACATGGCCTCCCACATGGACTTGCCGAACGCCGTATGGACGCCGAGCCGGCGAGTGGGGAACCAGTTCTCATCCTCGCGCCCGACGGCGTGCAGCGGGTTCTTGTAGAGGAACGGCACCGGCTCGACGCCTGCCGCGACCGGGTTGCATTTGTCATCGAGCCAGACGTGATAGCGCGCTCCGTCGTGCTCGCAGGACAGCGAGTATTCGCAACCGCTGGCGCCATAGATCGAGACGGCGACGTTATCGACATAGGGAAGCTTGGACATGGGGGAACCTTTCGATGAGGGGAAGGGCGAGCCGTGAGGCCCGCCCAGGCGCGTCACTTGTTGGGCTCGGGCTCCAAGCCCTCAACGTCGCCGATCAGGTCTTGCAGGGTGCTCTGAACCGCCTCATAGCCCTCGCGCCATTCCACATAGGCCGCGCCCGCGTCGCTGTTGGACCACTTCTCGGAACGCTCGCCTTCGTAGTCGTTCATGGCGTCGGCGAGGCCGGAAATGAACTCGTCAGCCGCGCGAAGCGCCTCAAGGTGCTTCGCCAATTCTTCCTGTTGGGCTTTGGTCAGCTTTTTCATGGGAGTTGCCTTTCGTTCGGGGGAAGGAGCGGCCCGGAGGCCGCCCCGGAGGATCAGGCCGCGCGCGAGACGCGGACCAGCTTGTTGGCCTCGGCGAGCAGCGCCGCATCCTCGGGGGAAAGGATGCAGGCGGCGAAGGGGTGCTTGGCGTCATAGTTCGCGAGGCGGCGCGCATCGTCGTAGGACCGAGACACGCGGTACTTGTTGAGAAGCTTGGTCATTTCGGATTGCCTTTCCATGGCCGGGGGAAGCCACGCCCTATCTTTAGGACACAATCCGATTGTGGTCAAGGAAATCCGATGGAAAACCGATCACTCAACCCGAGTGCTGGTTTCCACCCAGGCGAACCGCTCACCCTCCCGACGGAACAGGCCAGCACGCTCAAGGCGACCAAGGCATTGCTCGACCATCTCGCCGTCGAACTGCGGAGGGACCAGCACCGCCGGCAGGAAGACGGCAACCCAAGCGGCGTCCGTGTGAATGATCGCGGCAGCGCGGAGAGCTTGGAGAACCGTGATTTCCTGAGCCCCCAGGCGCAAGAGAGCCCGCTTCCGATCCGTGTTGCGTGCGTCGCCGTCCGTGGTTTCGAGCCCGATCACAATCAGCTTGCGAAGCGCATCCGCCTCGATAGGCACGCTCGCACGCTCCATCCAGCCCTGCACCCGCTCGACCAGCGCCGGGGGGAGCGTGAGGGAGCGGGCAGTCATCTTCTCGCCGAACTTTAGAGGCCGTCCCGACCGGGCGGCTTTCGGTTTTAGCATCGCGTGTTCGCCTTTCGTCCTATGGATAATTGCCGATCATAATTCGGATTGCCCATTAAGAGTTTCACGGAAATGGGCCGATTTCAAGCTCGGATTTGTAAACCTTTAATGGCGACTTCGGTAATTAGTATTGGCATAAAACGTATCAAATTCAGTCACTTAAGGCGTTCCCTTATAGATAAAAACAATAATTAAATTCTGCCCGCGAGACGCTATTACATATACTGATAACCCCACTTTCGGGAAAACATATGCCTACGGAGTATCGAATATTAATTATTGTTTCTCGACCTTCGGAGCCCTGCCCTATTCTTAGGGCGTTTATCGGAAAACGCTCGGAAACCTTGACCGGATTAAATCCGAAGGCTAATCATTCGAGAGGATTTGAACTTTTCCCTGAAATCGAGCCATGGCCGAGCCGAAACCCGAACGCCAGTTGAACAGCCGCCAAGCTGCATTCGTCCGCGAGTATCTCGTTGATCGCAATGCAACTCAGGCGGCTTTGCGCGCAGGCTACAGCGCCGCAACAGCCGGGCAGCTGGCTTCCGCCCTGTTGAAAAACCTTAAGGTTCAGGACGCGATAGAGCGCGAGGAAAGCGCACTCGCAGCGGCGACGAAGATCAACCGCGAGAAAATGGTTCGCGACCTCGTTGCGCTCCGCAATGTCGATCTACGTCGCATCGCGCGCTTCAAGACGTTTCCGTGCGGCGATTGCCACGACGGGCTCGACAACAAGCCCGAGCATCCCGATTGCGAGTGCAAGTCGTGCCGAGGGCTCGGCTACACGCAGATCGTCGTCGCCGACTTCGACACGCTCACCCAGGACGAGGCCGACATGGTGAAGTCGGTCAAGATGGGCAAGAACGGCCCGGAAGTCACATTCCACGACAAGCGCGCGATTGATGATCGCATCGCCAAGCTCTGCGGCTTCGAGCCCAAGCAGGCCGGCGACGCCGCCAACCCGATCCACATTCTGTTGCAGGCGATCCAAGGCACCGCCCTTCCGCTTGCGCCCGCACGCCTGCCGCCTCCGGGCGAGAATGAGTGAGCGCATGGCGAACCCCCAACCGACCCACGACGCGCGAGCTTGGCATGTGCCCTGCGCCGCGCGTCGCCGCATTTGAGAGGCCGACATGCACTCCCTCGTCACCTTCCTGATTTTCCTCGCAGCTATCGCCGTCCCGTTGATCGTCGTCGGGATCGGATCGCACATCGCGGCCATTCACGCGCCCAAAATGCCGGGCTGGCCTCGCGTCAAAGCGATTGGCTTCGGGACTGCCTGGTTTGCGATTTTCTGCGTCCCGCACGCCGTCGTCGTCGCCTATGCCAGCGTCGCCCACATGGCCGCCGTCGCCCTCGCGCCAATCATGGGCCTCGTCCATGGCGCGCGCATCCTCACGACCGAACTCGTGGTCGAAGCCTGGACGCACATTTGCGTCGTCAAAGCCCTCATCATGAATGACATCGACCGGCTCGTGACGCTGCGCGACAGCGCCGAGGCGAAACTGAAATCCGTCAAGGCTCGCGCCCAGGCCGAACTGGACGAGCTTGAAGACGCCATCGAGCGCAAAGTCACGAGGCGCTGAAATGGTCGCGTGCGACTACGACCGCCTCACCGCGAAAGTCGGCGACGCCCAGGTCGCCGACGCCAGATGCAGCCGCAAGGTGCTGTGCCTCGGCGGGCCGGACAACGGCCAGCGCATCCCGATCCGCGACGCGGCCAACCGGCGCTATCGCTGGCGCTACGTGTTCGGTCGCGAATGGATGATCCACGACAGCATCGACCGCTCTTGGATCGGCGAGGCCATCGCGATCAGCGAATGGCTCGACAAGAACGAGCGCCATTGGCGCGCAGGCGTCGCCCGCTCTGACCTCGGCGACCTTCTCGACCTCAACCGCCTTCAACACCAAGGAGCATCCGCATGATTAAGCCCACCGTTGGCCGCGTCGTTTGGTACACGCCGCCCCACGCGCCGGCAGGCGAGCCGGCCAACGATCCGCAGACGCACGCTGCGCTCATCGCCTACGTCTGGCACGACCGCATGGTGAACCTCGCCGTGTTCAGCCCGAACGGCGAGAACTACGGCGTGACCAGCGTGACGCTCGTTCAGGAAGGCGACATGGCCCCCGAGGCTGGCCGCTACGCCGAGTGGATGACCTACCAAGTCGGGCAGGCCAAGAAGCACTCCGCCGAAGACGCTGTGAATGAAGCCACGCGCGACGCTCTCACCGGCGGCGTCGGCTTCCTCTTGGTGGATCGCGAAGGCAAGGCGCACCGCGTCCCGCGCAGCGACGTGCTCGACCTCGTGAAGGGCCACACCCTCTACGACGTGATCGAAGGCGCGACCGCCTGACAATTCCCAACGGCGGGCCAGCAGCGCCCGCCACATTCCCCCGAGTGAAAGGCACGACGATGCAAGAGCAATTCCTGACCAGAACGCAGGCCGGCAAATATCTCCATGACAAATGGGGTTTCGGCGGCGCGTCCGTTCTCGCGGAAGCCCACCAAGCCGGCACCGGGCCGGTCTTCGTGAAGCCGGGCGCGAAGGTCTTCTACACGAAGGCATCAATCGACGCTTGGGCGCAAGCCATCATGCTCGACCCCTTCAAGAAGGCCGGGATCAACATCGAGCCCGAGCCCAAGGCCAAGGAGCCAGCACAGATGGAACAGCCGACCAAATACGACGAGGCCGCCTGCGAGGCGGAAATCATCGCCAAGGGCAAGACCTCCCCGCGCGTCACGCCCGATCAGATCGACGCGATCATCGTCACCGCCGATTACTTTCAACTGCGCACGCTGACCATCTGCGTGATCACGCTCTGGAACGGCTTCACAGTGACCGGCGAAAGCGCGTGCGCCTCGCCCGATAACTATGACGCGGAAATCGGCAAGAAGCTGGCGTTCGCCCAGGCGCGCGAAAAGATTTGGGCGCTCGAAGGCTATCGCCTGAAAAGCCTTCTCGCCCACGAGGATGAAAGCACCGCCGACCCGAACAAGGCCGTCAAGTCAGACGGCGCTTGGGTTTCAATCGGCATCGCCCGCTTGCTCGAACGGGCAAAGAAGGCCGGAGTGGCCGAGCCGAAGCGCCAAGACCTTTTCCATGCGGCGCAAGCCCTCTGCGTGGCTATCGCGAAGGTGGGCGAATGAAGCGCCTGTTCGCTCTCGCTCTCATCATGGCGACGCCGGCTCATGCCGGCGGCTCGCTCTCGTCCGTTGTCGATCAGGCCGCCGCTCGGCATGGCGTCCCGCGCCATCTGGCCCGCGCTGTCATTATGACCGAGAGCGGCTTCAACCCGCACGCCCGGAACTCGCACGCCATCGGCTTGGGCCAGATCAAGTGCCAGACGGCGCGCGGGCTCGGCTATCGCGGCGCGTGCAACGGCTTGCTGCATCCCGTCGTCAACGCCGACTTGTCCATGCGCTATCTGCGTCAGGCAATCTCGCGCGGCGGAGCCGGTTGCGCCGGGCTCGCCCTCTACAATCGCGGCGTCTTCGCCAAGCCTCGTTGCACCGCCTACGGGCGCAAGGTGCTCCGCATCGCGAGGGCCGGCGAATGACCGTCACCGAGAAATGGGACCGTCGCTTTCTCGACATGGCCGAGCTTGTCGCCTCGTGGTCGAAAGACCCGAGCACGAAGGTTGGCGCTGTCATCGTCCGACCGGACAAGACCGTGTGCAGCGTCGGCTTCAACGGCTTCCCGCGTGGCGTTCCAGACGCCGAGGAATGGCTGTTGGATCGGGCGACGAAGTACGCCTACACCGTCCATGCGGAAATGAACGCCATCCTCACGGCCAACGAGCCCGTGCGCGGCGCGACGATCTACACGACCTTCCATCCCTGCGCCTGCTGCGCCGCCTCCATCGTGCAGGCCGGCATTGTCCGCGTCGTCGTGCTGGCTGACGCGACGCCCGAGCGTTGGGCCGACAGCTTCGCCGCCGCCGGCTCCGTGCTGGCTCTGGCTGGCGTGTCCGTCGATTTGATCGAGAGGCGCGCATGACCAAGCGCGTCGTCTCCTGCATGGGTGGGCCGCTCGACGGAAGGTGCGTCGCATTCCAAGGCAAGCTCTATCGCCACTTCGAGTACCCGAAGAAATCGACCTTCGACGCGATGAAGGAACTGGCGAGCGGTCAAGTCGCAATGACGATGGAGCCGAGCAGCTTCCACGACTATCGCGTCCTCACCCTTCGCCTGCCCGGCGGGCGTCCGTTTGATCGGTACGTCCATGTCAGCCTGGACGACGACGAGGCGCTTGAGCGCGCCGAGGCGGAGGAAGCCTAATGGCTGTCTCGCTGGATTTCGTGCCGAAGGACGACGCGGAGCTTATGCAAGCTCTGCGCGATCCGCTTTGGCGCGTGTGCAGCGGGCAGCTTTATTGGATCATGACGAAGGCGACGAACGGCGAGGCCGCAGCCGTCCCCTTCAAGCCGAACCGCCACCAGCGCAAGATGATGCGCTGCATGTGGCACCGGAACATCATTCTCAAAGCCCGGCAGCTTGGCTTCACGACGCTAATTGCAATCCTCTGGCTCGACCACGCCCTGTTCAACGCCGACCAGCGTTGCGGCATCGTCGCCCAGGATCGCGAGAGCGCCGAAGTCATCTTCCGCGACAAGGTGCGCTTCGCCTACTCGCGCCTGCCGGAAGTGCTGCGCGTCGCCATGCCGCTGGCGCGCGAGAGCGCGAGCGAGCTTCTGTTCGCCCACAACAACAGTTCAATCCGCGTCGCGACCTCGCTCCGTTCCGGCACCATTCACCGGCTGCATGTGAGTGAGTTCGGCAAGATTTGCGCGAAGTTCCCCGACAAGGCCGCCGAAGTCGTGACCGGCTCGTTGCAGGCCGTTCCCATCGACGGCGTGGCCGTGATCGAGAGCACCGCCGAAGGCCAGGAGGGCGAGTTCTTCGCCATGGTCCAGAAGGCCAGGGCGATTGGCGAGCAAGACCGCGACCTGAACCCGCGCGACTATCGGTTCCACTTCTTCGCGTGGCACGACGCCCCCGAGTACGCCATCGACTTCGAGGGCGTCGTCATCACCAAGAAGGACCACGAGTATTTTCGCCAGATCGAGGCGGAGCTTGGGAAGAAGATCAGCCTGTTCCAGCGCGCTTGGTACGTCGCCACGCGCGACGCCGACTTTGCCGGCGACGAACAGAAGATGTGGCAGGAATACCCGAGCACGCCGGACGAGGCGTTCAAGATCAGCACGCAGGGCACCTATTACGCCGTCCAGTTGGCGACCGCCCGCAAGCAAGGCCGCATCGGCAAAGTGCCGTACACGCCGGGCGTTCCGGTCAACACGTTTTGGGACATCGGAGCCAGCGACGGCACGGCCATTTGGCTGCATCAGCGCGTCGGGCTCGAAGACCGCTTCATTGGCTTCATCGAAGGATGGGGCGAGCCCTACGGCTATTTCGTCAGCGAGCTTCAAAAACTCGGCTACGTGTGGGGCACGCACTATCTGCCGCACGACGCCGAGCACAAGCGCCAGCAAGGTCTTGTCGTCGCCGCCCCCATCGACATGCTGCGCGGACTGACGCCCGGCTGGCAGTACGAGATTGTTCCGCGCGTCGATGAAATCCTGCACGGCATTCAGCTAACCCGCGACGCCTTCGCCTCGTGCTGGTTCGATGAAACCGCGTGCGCCGCCGGCATCGCTCACCTGTCCCTCTACCGCAAGGAATGGAACACGCGGCTCGCCGCCTGGAAGCCGACGCCGCGCCACGACGAACATTCCGAAGGCGCGGACGCCTTCCGCCAATTCGCCCAGGGCTATCGACCGCCGGCCATGTCGGCAGGCACGCGCCCGAAGCGCCGGACCAAAGGAGCTATGGCAGCATGACCGAAGAAGCCGACCTCGCGAGCCACGCGCTCGACCTCACGCAATATCACGCCCGCTATCGCGTCGGCGACGTGACCGTGTTCCTGACGTGGTTCGGGAAGCAGAGCCGCCCGGCCATGGTGCTGACGCCGACCATGAAGCTCGGCGACGCCCGCATGGTCCCGTGCGTCGTCCCGCTCACTTCGATTTGGGCTTGGGACGAGCGGACGGGCGACGGCGCGCATTGCGCACGGACCTCCAAGCAGTTCGCCGCCTTGCTCGGGCTCTCGCCGTCCGTGCAGTCCATCGTGAAGGTGACGAGCATCATCCGCGACTTCATCGGCGACTTGATCCGTATGCCGCCCAAGCCGGCGGAAAAGATCGTCGTCGCAGACGCCTTCGTGACGAACCGCAACACCGGCAAGACCACCGAACGGGAGATTGTCGCCAATGCCGCTTCCTGACGACAACATCGACGCCTCGCCGTTCGATATGCGCAACGCGACTGTCATCAAGGACAGCGCGATTGACCGCCTCCCGACGGCCCAGGAAGCCGTGCGGCAGAAGCCGAACAAGCTGGACGATCAGGACAGCATCAACCTGTTCCAGCTTCTCATGGCCTTCTATATCCGCGAAATCCGCCGCCAGGAGGACAACCGCGCGGAGCAGGAGAAGGACGAGGAGTTCTACGACAACGAGCAATGGGACGAGCTTGACGCGCGCACGCTCAAGGAGCGCGGTCAGCAGCCCATCGTTTACAACGTCATCGCGCCTACGCTGAACTGGATCATCGGCACCGAGAAGCGCAGCCGCACGGACTTCAAAATTCTGCCCAGGCGGAAGGATGCAGGCAAGGCGGCGGAGCGCAAGACGCAGCTTTTGAAATACCTCTCGGACGTGAACCGCACGCCGTTCAACAAGTCGCTCGCGTTCGAGGACGCCGTGAAGGTTGGCGTCGGCTGGCTCGAAGTCGGGTTGCAGGACGAGAGCGACGGCGAGCCGGTCTATGAGCGGTATGAAAGCTGGCGCAACATGCTTTGGGACAGCGCCGCCACCGAGCGCGACCTGTCCGACGCCCGCTACATCATGCGTTCCAAGTGGGTGGACCTCGACATTTCCAAGGCGATGTTCCCCAAGCGCAAGGGCTTGCTCGACCGCGCCGCCGTGGAAGGCGACCGCTTCATCATCGACGCGGCCCACGGCGACAGCGCCATGGACAGCATGGAAGTGGAGAACGGCGTCTATCGCAGCGACCGCCAGGACTTCGCCTATAAGCGCCAGCGCGTGCGCCTGATTGAGTGCTGGTATCGCGCGCCGGCCAACGTCCAGAAGCTCCGGGGCGGAGACTTCGGCGGCCAGATTTACGACCGCGACCACGCCGCCCATTCCGAGGCCGTGGCGAACGGGCACAGCGTCGTCGTCAACACCGTCATGATGCGGATGCACGTCGCCATCTTCACCGTGAACGGCCTCCTGTTCGCCTCGCAGAGCCCGTACCGCCACAACGATTTCCCGTTCACCCCGATTTGGGCGAACAAGCGCGGCAAGAACGGCCTGCCCTATGGCGTCATCCGGGGCTTGCGCAACGTGCAGGAGGACGTGAACAAGCGCGCGTCGAAGGCCCTGCATATCCTGAACACGTCCAAGACCATCATGGACGAGGGCGCGGTTCCCGACGTGGACGAGTTCGCCGAGGAAGTGAGCCGGCCCGACGCCATCATCGTCAAGCGCAAGGGACATGAACTGACCATTGAGGCCGACCGCGAGCTTGCGCCGGCCCATCTGGAACTCATGTCCAAGTCCATTGAGATGATCCAGTCGGCGAGCGGCGTGACCGACGAGAACATGGGTCGCAAGACCAACGCCACGTCAGGCATTGCGATCCAAGCGCGCCAAAATCAGGGCTCCCTCGCCACGGCTGGCCTGTTCGACAACCTCCGGCTCGCCAACCAAATCCACGGCGAAAAGATGCTCTCCATGATCGAGCAGTTCTTCACCGATCAGAAGTCGTTCCGCATCACGAACATGCGCGGCACGCCCGACTATGTGACCGTGAACGACGGCCTGCCCGAGAACGACATCATCCGCACCAAGGCCGACTTCGTGATTTCCGAGGACGATTGGCGCATGTCGATCCGGCAGGCGCAGACGGCGGAATTGCTCGACCTCTTGAAGCAGCTTGCGCCGGTCGCGCCGCAAATCGCGCTCGTCACGCTCGACCTTCTCGTGGAAGCCATGGACATTCCGAACCGCGAGGAAATCGTCAACCGCATCCGACAGCAGACGGGTATGCGCGACCCCGATCAGACCGAGCCGACGAAAGAGGACGTGGCGAAGGCGAAGATGCAGGCCGAGCAGCAGGCCATGCAGAAGGCCATGGTTCAGGCGGAGCTTGCCGAGAAGCAGGCCGGCGCGGCTCTCAAGGCCGCCCAGGCGCAGAAGGCCGGCGCGGACATTCAGAAAATCCTCGCCGCCATCGCGGGGCAGAATGTCCAGTCGCAAATTCAGGCTCTCGAAGCGGCGATTGTCGCCATTTCGCAGCCGCACACGGTTCCGATTGCCGACGGCATCTTGCACGAGGCGGGCTTCAAAGGCCGCACCGAGCAGGAGGAAGAAGCGATGATGGAACAGGCCAAGGCGGCGCAGCAGGCGCAACAGGCGCAAGCCGCCCAGGCAGAACAGCAGGCCGCGCAGCAGCAGCAAGCGCAGGCCGACCCCAACAACCCGGCCCCGGCATCGCCGGATCAGGCCGCCGTTCAACCCCCGCAAGGTCAATAGGAGCACACGACCATGCACATGAAGCCCGTCAAATCGAGCATGATTTCTCAAGTCGGCTACGACGCCGCCAAGAAGGTCTTGCACGTCCATTTCCCGAGCGGCGCGCAGTACGAGTATCACGAGGTTGAGCCGGAGACGCACCTTGCGCTGATTTCAGCGAAGTCCATCGGCCAGCACTTCATCAAGCATGTGCGCGGCGTGTTCAAACATCGCCAGATCGAGGCCACCAAATGAGCGAGGACGCCATCAAGATCATGCGCGGAAAGCACGGCGGGTTTGTCGTGCTGACCTCGCCCGGCAACATTGGCGTGCAAGGCGAAATCATGTTCGCGGGCGACCTCGAAGCCGTGCTCGCCTTCATCGGCAAACACTTCAAGGCGGAGGACGCCAAGTGACGCGCGAGGCATTGGCGCAACGCCGCGAGGCCGAAACCTTCGACCTCCAATTTGACACGCTGACCGCGCCGTTCGCGGTGACGGTTGGCCGCTACGAGGACGGGCGCGTGGGCGAAATCTTCGTCAACTCGCACAAGCGCGACCAAATGTTTGACCATCTGGCGCGCGATACCGCGATCCTCATGTCGTTCGCCTTGCAGCACGGCGCGACCATGGAAAGCCTGCGCGCTGCGCTCACGCGCGACGCCAACGGCAACCCGCTCGGACTGGCCGGCGCGGTTCTCGACGCAATCGGAGAAGCAGCATGAGCGGGGACAAGGACGACGTTTCGCACGCGATCAGGGCCGGCGAGGCTGGCTTCGCGAAGAAGCTCGATGAACAGTTCGGTCACGCCACCGGACGCGGCAAGCCCGGCGAGCACGGCAAGCCGTGGACGTTCGACACGGACGGCGCGGTGCTTCCGGCTGTCGAGGGCTACGAGCCGTTGCGCCGCGCGCTCCAAGCCGCCTTCGAGCAATCCGCCTATGGCAAGGGCAACGAGCGTCACGCCAACGGCAAGCCGTTCGATGAACAGCCGATCATGGAGATTGTCCGACTGTTCGGCCAAGCCGGCATCGTCGGGCACGCCTACCAGATCATCAAGAAGGCGCAGGAGGCCGGCAACATGGCCTTGCGCGGCAAGACGGACGCGGCCCGCGCCGAGTTCTTGGGCGTGATCGTCTATGCCGCAGCGGCTTGGAACTATCTCGGCTCGGACGCCTTTTGCGTGCCCGAAGCCTCGGAATAAATCCGATTTCACCCGATTTCACCTGAAACAATCCGAAGGACGCACACCATGTTGAACCCCCCGAAAGAAATCCTCGACGGCCTGACCGAAGCGGAAATCGAAGCCCTGAAAGAAGACCTCGGCGAAGGCGACGCGCCGATCATCCTCGGCGACGACGACAGCGACGAAGGCGGCGACGGCGGAGAGGGCGGCGCTCCGGCAGCGCCCCCCGAAACCCCGAAGCCGGGCGAGACGCCCGCCGAGCCCGAACTGAGCCCCGAGGACCGCGCGCAGCCCATCGCGCCCGTGTTGGTGGCGGCCAAGCCGGACGACACCGCCTTGAAGGCCCTGGACGACGCGGAAGCCACGCTCGAAGCGCAGTTTGACGACGGCGACATCACGGCGAGCGAATACCGCAAGGGCTTGCGCGAAGTCGCCGACAAGCGCGCCACGCTGCAATGGGAAGGTCAGAAGGCCGAACTCGCCGCGAGCATGAGGGAACAGGCCGAGACGAACGCTTGGGACGCCGACGTGCGCGAGTTCATGGCAGGGCCGGCGGCTCACGTCATGGCCTCCAACGCCCTGGTCCAGACCTTCGACGCCTATGTGCGCCAAGTGACCGGCGACGCCGCAAACACTGGCCTGTCCAACAAGGCGCAGTTGGCGAAGGCGCTCCGCCTGTTCGACACGGACATGGGCAAGGCGTTCGGCAAGCCGGCCCCGAAGGGCGACGCGCCGGCCCCGACGCCGACCCCGAAGGGCAAGCGCGAAATCCCGCCGACGCTCGCGCGCGTCCCCCAGGCCGACATTGAGGACATGAGCGGCGGCAAGTTCTCCGCGCTCGACCGCCTCGCGGAGACGGACCCCGACGCCTACGAGGCCGCCGTCGCGAAGATGAGCCCGTCGGAATTTGAAGCCTACTCGAACAGCTAAAGAGCAAGCTCATGAACGTGTGGAACGTGGAACTCCTGCCGGGCGACAAAATCCAGATCGGCCCGTGCATCATCACTCTCTCTGGCAAGACGGGGAAACGTGCGCGGCTGGATGTTTCCACGGACCACGGCTTGCCCATCGAAATTGTTCCCGCCCCGAGAGAAAAGCCGGAAGGCGAAGCTCACGGGGCGGTTGAAGTAAAACGTAAAGCGTAATAGTCTCCCGCGAAGCGAATGGCGCAAGAGTGCCTGATGCGGGTCAAACCAACCCTCATGAGGCACTACCATGACCACCACCGTCGTCGCCTTTGGCGACCCGAAAGCTCAGAAAAAGTGGAGCGCGGCGCTCGCCGTTGAAACCGGGAAGAAGTCCTACTTCACCCGGAAGTTCATCGGCACCGAGGCCAACAACATCATCCAGCGCAAGACGGAACTGGAAAGCGACGCGGGCGACCGCGTGTCGTTCGACCTGTCCGTCATGCTGCGCAACAAGCCCACGACCGGCGACAACCGCGTGAAGGGCAAGGAGGAAAACCTCCGCTTCTTCACCGATGAAGTCGCAATCGACCAGCTCCGCCACGCAGTCAGCGCCGGCGGCAAAATGTCGCGCAAGCGCACCGCCCACGACCTCCGCAAAGTCGCGCGCGACCGCCTGTCCGACTACTGGTCGCAGTACATTGACGAACTGCACTTCATGTATCTGTCCGGCGCTCGCGGCATCAATGAGGACTTCATTGAACCCGCCGACTACACCGGCCACGCTGGCGTCGCGCTGACCGCGCCCGACACGCAGCACATGATGTTCGGCGGCAACGCCTTGTCGGCGGCCACCGTTGACAGCAGCGACAAGATGAGCCGCACGCTCGTTGAGCGCGCCGTGACCAAGGCCCGCATGATGCGCGCCCTGGACCCGAACGCGGCCAACATGCTCCCCGTCACCATCGGCGGCGAGGCGCATTACGTCTGCATCATGACGCCCTTCCAAGAGTTCGACATGCGGACTGGCGACACCGCCGGCTGGCTCGAAATCCAGAAGGCCGCCGTGACCGCCGAAGGCCGCAACAACCCGATCTTCAAGGGCGGGCTCGGCATGATCAACAACGTCGTGCTGCACTCGCACGAGAGCGTGATCCGCTTCGCCAACTACGGCGCGGACAGCCTCCAGCCGGCGGCGCGCGCGCTGTTCCTTGGCCGTCAGGCCGCCGTCGTCGCCTACGGCTCGGCGGGCGGGCTCTCCTACAACTGGAAGGAAGAAACCGAGGACTACGGCAACGAGCCGACCGTCGTCGCGGGCACCATCATCGGCGTGAAGAAAACCCGGTTCAACAACCGCGACTTCGGCGTGATCTCGATGGACACCTATTCGGCGAACCCCGAGGGCTAACCGGCTCGCGTGTGAGGCTGGCTAGTCCCGCCTCACGCCAACCCTTCCTTCAATTCAAGGAGACATTCCGTGTCTATTTTTCGGAGCCTTTGGGCCAAATTCAAACGCAGCGCCAACATGCCGTACATGGCTGGCCTCGTCACGCAGACCGACTTCTACTACGAACTGACCGACAACCTCGGCATCGGCGATGTGGTGGACCTCGGCGTTCTGCCGTCGAACGCTCGCATCGTGGACGCGCACCTGTTCGCCGAGGGCGACCTGACCGGCAAGACCGTCACCGTCGGCTTCCTGACCGGCACGCCGGGCGACACCGTGGGCGTTCGCAACCTGACCGGCGACCTGTTCAGCGCCCAGGCGCTCGATGCGGGCGTCGCCATCACGCGGCTGAACAAAGCGCCCGTGCTCAACGCCACCCCCTCCGCCACCGATCAGTCGATTGGCCTTCAGTTCAGCGCGGCTGTTGCTCCGGCGGCTGGCAAGAAGGTCCATCTGCGCTTGTTCTACGCTCAGTAAGAACTCGCGCGTCGCGGCGGGCTACGGCCCGTCGCGCTTGAATTTCAGCCGGAGCAATCACATGAAAATCGAGAGCATCATCCGTCGCGCAGGCGGATCGCACATTCCGCTTTGGGGCGAAACCTACCACTTCGTTCCGACCCCCGCGCCGAGCGGCCCGCATATCGCCGACGTGACCAACCCCGAGCACATCGGGCGCTTCCTCTCCATCACGGAAGGCTTCCGCGTCGCCAAGGATCAGGGCGAAGCAGCGCCGGCCCCGGCTCCCAAGTCCATTGCACCCGTGCTGGCGCCAGCGGCTCCCGCGCAGGCTCCGCAGGCTCCGCCCGCCGCCGAAGCGCCCGGCCACACGGACCTCATGCTTTCGCCGGAAGCTCTCGCCGCCGCTCTCGCCGCCGAAGACGCCAAGATCGACAAGCCCCAGGCGCAGGACGACACGGGCGCTCCCGACCCGCAGGGCGACAAGTGGGACCAGATGGAGCGCGGCCAACTCGTTCAGGCGTATGTCTCCAAGTTCGGCGGCCCGCCGCCCTCCGGCACCCGCACCGCGACGCTCGCCAAGGCGCTCCGTGAGGCCGAAGGCTGATGACCATCAACGCCAGCGCCACTATGGACCGAGCCTCGAAGCTCATTCAGGACGAGTTGCATACGCGCTGGCCCCTCGTGGAATTGCGTCAGTGGATCAATGACGCGCTCCGCGAACTCGCGCTCCGCAACTTCTCGGCAGTTTCCAGCCCTACCACCATGGCACTCGTGAAGGGCACCCGGCAGGAAATCGCCGAGCCGTTCTTCCGCGTGCTCCGCGTCCCGCGCAACATGCGATCCTTGACCGGGCCGCGCTCGCCGGGCCGCGTCATTCTGCCAGTTGACGGCAAGTCGCTCGACATGACCGTTCCCGACTGGCACGACCACACGCGCACGCGCCCGCACACCATCGCGCAGAATGTTGCGTTCGATGACGCCGAGCCGCGCGTCTTCTATGTCTATCCACCGAACGACGGCAACGGCATCGTTGAGGCCGTCGGCGCGAAGGTTCCCGACGGCATTCCGCAGCCGACCGGCGACGTGACCTTGCTCGCGTCCTACAGCGCGGTTCTCGACATAAGCGACATTTATACGAACGCGATCCTCGATTACGTGCTCTACCGCGCCTATTCCAAGGACACGCAGTTCGCAGGCTCCGCCGAGCGCGCCGCGCTCTATTTCGGCCAGTTCGAGAAAGCCGTCGCCGTGGGCGCGGGGAGCGGCCAATGAAATACCTCACCGATTTTTACAGCGCCGTCTTGCTCCATGTCGGCGGCGCTCCGTTCCCGCTCGTGAACGAAAAGCTCATCGACGCGGCCCGCGAGTTCTGCGAGCGCACGCGATGCTGGCGCGACGTGCAGACCTTCCGCACCAACGGCGACGAGGACGAGCTTTCGTGCGCGCCGCCCGACGCGGCGATCTACGAGCTTGAGGAAGTCTGGTTCGACAATCACAAGCTGGCGCGCGTCCCGTTCAAGGAAGTGGACCCCGCGTCGTGGCCGCAGGATTGGCAGCGCCCGACCGCCGGCATTCTGCCCGTGTGCGTCGCCCAGGCCGACTACAATTCCATCGTCATCGCGCCAAAGGCCGCCGGCACCGTCCGCGCGTCCATGTATCTGACGCCGACGCCGGACGCGCAGACGCTTCCCGACGTTCTTTATGACCGTTTCCGCGAGGCCATCGCGAACGGCGCGATTGCGCGTCTCTGCACGCTACCCGACCAGCCCTACAGCGACTTCAACAAGGCCGCCGCCTTCACTGGCCTGTTTGAAGCCGCTTGCGACAAGAATTTCCGCTTCAACAAACGAGGACAGCAACGTGCCCCAACCCGCGTGCGCCCCTCTTGGTTTTAACGTCGTCGCCGTGATTGGCGTCGCCGTTGATGTTTCTGCGCTCCCGGCTCTCTCCGACCGGCGCGTGCAGGACCGTGGCCCCCTCATGCAATCCGTCCTGCGCAAGCGTTCGGAAGACTTGCTCGACTATTTCGTTGACATCTCGCAATGGCTACAGCCGGGCGAGATTGTCAGCAGCGCGCGGGCGTGGTCGATCCCCGACTACTGCATCCCCGAGGACGAGGGCCGCCCGGCGATCCTGCCGCCGCAGGCCGGCGACCTCATCATCACCAATGTTCACTTCGCTGATACCGGCGCGCTCGTGTGGTGCGCCAACGGCATCCATCTCGGCATGTACCGCGTCTTCTGCCGCCTCACGACAAGCCAGGGGCGCACGAAGCTGTTCCGGTTCAAGCTCGGCACGCGCGGCGTTCCCGGCAACATCGTTGCTTCGGCGGGCTCGACCGTCGTTTCCGTCGGCGTCATCCCGGCGACGCCGACCGGCATTCTCGCCGTTGCGCCCTCGGGCGTGAATATGGGCGCTTCGACCGTCGCTGTCGCGGCGGCCACGCAGCATGTCACCGTTGGCAACACCGGCAACGCGACGCTCACAATTTCCGGGCTCTCGATTTCGAGCGCCAGCGGCGACTTCACGCAGACCTCGACGCCTCCGGCCACTCTCGCGCCCGGCGCATCGTTCACGGTCGCGCTCGACTTCACGCCGTCGAAGGCAGGCGCGCAATCGGCGATCCTGACGGTTACGACCAGCGTTGGCACCGCCACGATTGGCGTGTCTGGCTCCGGCGCGGCGGTTGCCGCAAACCCTTCGCTCACGATCAGTACGGCGTCCTTGGTCGCGAACTCGACCGGAACTCCGTCGCTCGACGTGGGCGCTTTGACCTTCCCCGACACGACAGTTGGATGAAATGGCGACCTCCGCAGCAAAAGACGTGACCCTAACGAACATCGGCTCTGTTGCGCTCGGCATTACGAGCATCACGGCGTCGGGCGATTTCGCACAGACGAACGATTGCCCGGCGTCGCTCGTCGCCGGGGCGCATTGCACGATCCATGTTTCTTTCACGCCGACGGTCGCGGGCGCGCGAACCGGCTTGCTCTCGATCATGACGGACGCCAACCTTTTGCCCGTTACCGTGTCGCTCTCGGGCAGCGGCGTCGGCGCTCCGGCTGGCGGCTTGCCTCGCCTCTCGATCAGCGGCAACCAGTTCGTTGACCCCCAGGGCAACAAGGTCCGGCTCCATTCGGTCAACTGGTTCGGCGCGGAAGGCACGAATTACACGCCACACGGCACTTGGGCGCGCAAGTGGACGGACATTCTAGCGCAGATCAAAGGCATGGGCTTCAACTGCATCCGCCTCCCGTTCTCGGGAGACATTTGCAACACGACCACCACGCCGCCGGGAACGGCCATTGACGCCGCGCAGAACCCCGACTTGGTGGGCAAGACCGCCATTCAGATCATCGACATGATTGTTGACTGGTGTCAGACCAACGGCGTTTACATCGTGCTCGACCACCATCGTTGCGTCGCCACTGGCGGCAACGGCACGGACGGTTGGCCGGACACTGGCGGCGCGACTGGCTCTTACAGCGCCGCGACGTGGCACTCCCATTGGGTGTTCCTCGCAAACCGCTACAAGGACAATACTGCCGTCGTCGGCGCGGACATTCACAACGAGCCCTACAAGCCGACGTGGAGCCAGTGGGCGACGCTCGCCGAGGCGTGCGGCAATGCGATCCTCGCCGCCGCGCCCGAATGGCTCATCTTCGTTGAGGGCGTCGGGCAGAACAGCGACAGCACGTCCTATTGGTGGGGCGGCGCGCTCAAGGACGTGGCGACCCGGCCCATTGCGTTGTTGGTCGCGAACAAGGTTGTCTATTCTCCGCACGATTACGGCGTCTCCGTCAGTTCGCAGAATTGGCTTGCGACGGACGGCAGCGCGCCGGACAACTGGCCGACGAACCTCTATTCGGTTTTCAGCACCAATTGGGGCTTCATCTTCGAGCAGAACATCGCGCCTATCTGGATCGGCGAGGCCGGCGGCAAGTTCGGCGTGGACGGCTCGGGCAACGCGACCGTGGCGAACGGCACGCCGGAAAGCGCCTGGTTCTCGAACCTCGTGAAATACCTCAACGGCGACTTCAACGGCGACGCGACCAATGACCTGACCGGCGGCAAGAAGGGCATGTCCATGGCCTATTGGTGCTTCAACCCGAACTCGGGAGACACGGGCGGCCTTGTGCGCGACGACTGGACGACGCCGCAATCTGTCAAGCTCGCCCTCCTCGCCCCATTTTTGTCTGCATAATCGGATTTAATCCGATATTGTCGCCTAAATCCGATTGAAACGCGGTGGACACCATGACGAACCTTGTTGGCGCTTCCTACGCCTCTTTCACTCTTGCGCTCGGCGCTCCTGCGCCGGCAACGCTCTCGATCCCTTGGGCGACGAAGGACGGGACCGCGAAGGCCGGGACGGATTATGCCGGCGCGACCGGGACGCTCATCATTCCCGCCGGCCTGTCTTCGGGCGAAATCGACGTGCTCGTGTTCGGGCGCGCGGCGGGCGATTTGGCGGCGCGCACCTTCTTTGTCGAACTGAGCCCGCCGCCGAACCTCGAACTGACGGAAACGGAACTCGCCTGCACGATCCAGCCGACCGAAGGCGCGGTGAGCAATCTGCCCGTCGCCTCGTGGGTTGAGGGCGTGGGCGCTCCGACCGACACGATGGGCGTTGACGGTCAACTCTATCTCGACACCGCGACCGGCGACACTTACGGCCCGAAATCGAACGGCTCGTGGCCGGGCGTGGCGGCGACGAACATTCGCGGCCCTGCCGGCGCTACCGGCGCTACCGGCGCTACCGGACCCGCAGGCCCCGCAGGCGCGAAGGGAGACGCCGGACCCGCCGGCCCTGCCGGCGCAAAGGGCGACACGGGCGACGCTGGACCCGCAGGCCCCGCAGGCGCTACCGGCGCGGCGGGCGCGAAGGGCGACACGGGCGCACAGGGCGCTACCGGCGCGAAAGGCGACACGGGCGAGCAAGGCCCCGCCGGCACGAACGGCGCGCATTGGTGGAGCGGCGCGGGCGCTCCGGCGGGCGGCGTCGGAGGCGACGGCGATTTCTTCCTGAACAGCGCCACGGGCGACATTTACGGGCCGAAGACCGCTGGCGCGTGGGGCTCTGCTGTCATGACGATTACGGGCGGAGGCGGAGGCGGAAGCGGCGCAGCGTGGCGTGTTGGCTCCGGCGTTCCGTCGGCTGGCCTCGGCTCCGACGGCGACATTTATCTCGATAGCGCCACGAGCGACGTTTACGGCCCGAAGGCGGCGGGCGATTGGGGCGCGATCAGCGCGAACATCAAGGGCTCCGCAGGCGCGAACGGGACCAACGGGACCGACGGCACGAACGGCACGAACGGCAACACCGTCCTGAACGGCGGCGGAGCCCCATCGGCTGGCTTGGGCGTCAATGGCGACTTCTACATCGACACGACCGCCAAGGCGATCTACGGCCCGAAAGCGGCGGGCGTTTGGCCCGGCTCGGGCGTCGCCCTGGTTGGCACGAACGGGACGAACGGCACCAACGGCACGAATGGCGCGACGTGGCTTTCCGGCTCCGCCGCCCCGTCGGCTGGCACGGGCGCGAACGGCGATTTCTATCTGCGCACCGCGACGGGCGACGTTTACACCAAGGCCGCCGGCTCGTGGGGCTCGCCCATCTGCAACCTGACCGGCCCGGCGGGCTCGGGCGGCGGAGGCGGCGCGACGATCTATGCGTCTGTGATGCACGCCGACGTTGGGCTGAACGCCGCCAGCTTCACGAACCTCTCTATGACCACAGCGACGCCGCCAGTGACCGGGATGCTCTACAGGGTCACTGGCACGCTGTTGACGCAATCCGACACGACCGCGACGCTGGCAATCCAATCGTACAACGAGGGAGCCACCACCTTCCGTATGTCTGCCCTTTCGGCGGATAGCGGCGGAGCCCTCAAGCTGACCACCACCACGCAAGACGCCGTGAGCCTGATTGCTGGCGTCGGCACCGTGCAGGACGGCACGATTGCGATTGATGGCGTCGCGCTGTTTTCCTACGTGGCCCCCACCGGACCCGACCTCAAGGTGAAGCTCGCCACCGGCAGTTGGTGCAACATCCTGAAAGGCTCGCACCTGATCTTTACGCCGCTCGGCGTCGCCTCGTTCTAACAGGAGAATGCTTTGTCCCGCTCCGCCGTCTTTGTCGTGACGCTCTCCAAGGCGAGCACGCAGACTGTCACCGTCGCCTACACGACCGCGCCCGGCACCGCCGTTGCGCCAAGCGACTTCACCGCCGAAAGCGGAACGCTCACCTTCCTGCCAGGGCAGACGACGAAGCAAATCATGGTTCCGGTTCGCGACACGCTTCCGGGCACCGTGGACGAGGAATTTACCGTCGTCTTGTCCGCGCCCACGAACGCCACGCTCGCAACCTCCAGCGCGCCTTGCACCATCCCAGGCGAAGACGCGCTCTCCGGCCCCGTCGTCTCCATCAACAACGTATCGGTCCCCAATCCATGACCCTTAGCACCACGCGCAAAGCGACCTTCACCGTTACGCTCAACGAGGCCAGCGACCAGACCGTGAGCGTCGATTACGCCGCGACCGCGCTCGCCGCCGATACCGGCGTGGCAGGGACGGACTTCGAGGCTGTGACCGGAACGCTGACCTTCGCGCCGGGCGACCTGTCCAAGACCATCGACGTGTTCCTCGGCGAAACCACCACCGAGGGCAAAACCTTCCATGTAAAGCTCTCGAACCCGGTCAATTGCTCGATCCAGACCGGCGGCGGCGTCGGCACCATCGGCACGCCGACCGTTGCGGTTGCGAGCTATCTCGACCGCTTCGACTTCATGTACGCGGCGCTCAAGAACGCCGACAACGGCTATTTCGGGCCGCCCTCCGGCGCGAGGGCGCGTACCGTCCCGTATCATTGCCCGGAAAAGCTCATCTGCGAAGCTCCCGACCACGGCCACGAGAGCGTGTCGGAAACGATCAGCTTTTGGGTTGGCCTCGAAGCGTGGCAAGGCGCGCTCCATTCCGATTGGGTGGGCTATCAAGCGTGCTGGAACTCTATCACCACGACCTTCATTCCCAACGCGAGCAACCAGCCCGACGGCACTTACACGCCAGCTGCGCCCGCGACCTATGCGCCCGAGCAGAACAATCCGAGCCAATACCCCGTGCTCGGCGTCGTCGGCGCTCCGGTTGGCCCCGACCCGCTCTACACCGAGTTGAAGACCACCTATTCCGTGGGCAGCATGTTTCTCATGCACTGGCTTGTGGACGTGGACGGGGTTTACGGCTTCCACAACGGCGACGGCACGACTACGTGCGTGCTCATCCATAACTTCCAGCGCGGCCTTCAAGAGAGCACTTGGGAAACGCTCGACTTTCCCTGTTGGGAAGATTTCAGCTATGGCGGCGGCTCGTCCGGCTATGGCTTCCTTCCCGTCTTCCAGCAGAACAAGCCGCTCTATCCCGCCGCGCCCTACGATTACGGCAAGCAATGGCGCTATACCTGCGCGCCGGACGCCGAGGGCCGCGTGCTGCAATGGGCGTTCCGCGCCGCCTCGACGGCCTTCTCTGGCGCGAGCAAGCCGGCCCCGGTCACGACCGGCTCGAATTACGCCAAGAAGATGGGCGACTATCTGCGCTACTGCCTGTTCGACAAGTATTTTCGCAAGATCGGCGACAACCAGAACGCGGCGACCGCCGGAGCGCCCTATGGCTCCTGCCACTACCTGATTTCGTGGTATGCCTCCTGGGGCGGCGAAGTGCCCGCGTCGGGCCAAACCCCTTCGTGGGCCTTCCGCATCGGCTCGTCCGACGCGCACCAAGGCTATCAGGCCCCGAACATCGCCTATTACATGGCGACCGGCGGCGGCGGCTTCATCCCGCAGTCCCCGAGCGCGGGCGACATTTGGCTTGGCTCGCTCTATCGCCAGTTGGAAATGATCCGCTGGTTGCAGACCGAGCAAGGGCCGATTGCCGGCGGCGTCTCGAACTCCATGGAAGGCCGCTATGTGGTTCCGACCGATGGCCGGCAGACCAACACCTTCTACGGCATGGTCTATACCTACGCGCCCGTGTGGCACGATCCGCCGTCGAACAACTGGTTCGGCTTCAATGTGTGGGGCTTGGGCCGCGTCGCGGAACTGTTCCACCAAGTCACCATCGACACGAACTCGCTCGCGACGGCGATCCGCCCGAACTGCGAAGTGATCCTCGACCGCTTCGTGCAATGGGTGCTTGAGCACGTCACGCTCGACGCCGACGGCGGCTTCACGCTTCCCGACACGCTCAACTGGACTTCGCCGAGCGCGATTGCCGGTCAAACCACCACCGCGGCGAACCTCGAAGGCGTCTATGAATACCTCCCGTCGCTCAACTGGCCCGGCGCGAGCCCTGATTATTCGTCCTTCTGGAACGCTTCCGCCGTCCCGAACCCGAACCTGAAATTCACCGTCGTCGCCACCGGGCAGGATCTTGGTGTGGGCTCGTCCCTCGCCTCGCTCCTGATTTTCTACGCCCAGGCGAAGCGCAATTTGTCGAAGTTCACGACGGCCATTCCGAACAGCCCGACGGGCAAGACCCCGGAAGACGCCTATGTGCTCGCCAAGGGGCTCATCGACCGGATTTGGACGCTCTACAAGGACGACATCGGCATCGCGAAGCCGGAGGCCCGTGGCGACTATCTGCGCTACGGCGACCCGGTTTATATCCCGTCGAACTGGACGGGCACCATGCCGAACGGCGACCCGATCAACCAGTCTTCGACGTACATTTCCATCCGATCGTTCCAAAAATCGGACCCGCTCTGGACGACGATCCAGAACTATATCGCGAACCCGGCGACGGCTCCGGTCCCGACGCCGACCTATCACCGCTTTTGGGCACAGGTGGAATACGCCATGGCGTGCGCCGCGATGCACAAATATTTCAGCGACATTGCGGACCATTGAGGCGCGAACATGCTGCAACTCACCAGCTTCGCAGGCGAAATCCCGAAGCTCACTCCCCGCCTTCTGCCGGACGGCTACGCGCGGATGGCGAAGAACTGCAAGCTGGTGAATGGCGCAATCGCGCCGTTCCGCCTGCCGAAGACCTATCGCGAGACGGCATCGACCACGAAGACCTTCTATAAGCGCGGAAGCGTGTGGTTCGAGTGGGCCGCCCTGGTGGACGTGGTTGCCGCGCCCATCGCAGACAACCGGCTCTATGTGACCGGCGACGGCGCTCCGAAGATGATTGTCGATAGCTCGACGGTCTATCCGCTCGCGGTCCCGACGCCGGCCTCGGCGCTGACGGCTACCGTCACCGGCACGCCGGACAGCGACACACAGGAAAGCTACCTCTACACCTATACCTACGTGACGCTCTACGACGAGGAAAGCGAGCCCGCGCCGGCATCGTCCGAAGTCCTGCGCAGCCCCGGCATGGACGTGTCCATCACGGGCTTCATCGCGCCGCCGACGGGCCGGGCGATCAACCGCTATCGCCTCTATCGCTCGCAGACCTCGGCGACCGGCGCGACCGAGTTCTATTTCATTGACGAGCAGTTGCTTCCGGTCCCGAGCACCTATGTTGACACGGTTGAGGGCAACCCCATTCAGGAGATTGTCCCCTCGCTCTCTTACAATCCGCCGCCGGACACGCTGCAAGGCATCATCGCGCTTCCGAACGGCATCATGGCCGCCTTCGACGGCAAGAAGGTCTATTTCTCGGAGCCGTACATTCCACACGCTTGGCCTGAAAAGTATGTGCTGACGACGAATTACAACATCGTCGCGCTCGGCGTGTTCGGCCAGTCCATCGCCGTGCTCACCGAGGGCAACCCCTATGTCATCACCGGCACGACGCCGGACGCGATGATTATGGAGCGGCTGGAAGTCAACTACCCGTGCGTCGCCAAGCGTTCCGTGGTGGACCTTGGCTATTCCGTCGCCTACGCCTCGACCGACGGCCTCGTGGTCATTTCAGGCCAGGGCGCTCAGCTTGTCAGCCGCAAGCTCATCAACCGGGACGATTGGGTGAAAATGGCCCCGGCGAGCTTCATCTGTTCGCAGTACGACGGGCGCTACATGGTCAATTACGACTATGTGGACCATGACGGGAACGAGCAGAAAGGGCTTCTGTCTCTCGATCTGAGCGGAGAACAGCCGTTCATTTCGCGGCTCGACCTGTTCTCAGACTTCATGTTCTTCGAGATCGGCGCGGGCCTGCTTTATCTCAAGAGCGGGCAAACGGTCACGATCTTTGACGCGCCGTTGCAGCCCTTCATGCAAATGACGTGGCGCTCCAAGACCTTCGCCCACACGGGCGGAATAAATTACGGCGCGATCCTCGTTGACGCCGAGGACATTTCGGACGTTGCGCAGACTGGCCTTCCCGAGCTTTCGATTGCGGCGGGGACGCTCGTCAACGCCACGTTCCCGACCTCGGACAGCGGGCTTGCCGGCGACCTCGCGCCGCCGACCGGGCTGACGATCAATGTCTATTCGGACGGCATCAAGACCACCAGCCTGACGACGGTCAACAGCGTGCAACGGCTCACGTCGGGCTTCCTCGCTCGCTTTTGGGAAATCGAGTTCGTCGGCACGCTGCAAATCAACGCGGCGTTGCTCGCCGGGGCTCCGCACGAGCTTGCAATCGGCCTTCACGGAGCACAGCAATGAGGACTTCGCAAGAACGCCTGAGCGACGCGCTCCGCGAGAAGACCGAGACGCTGAATGGCGAGCGCGGCGACCCGAACATGGCCGCCCTTCGCGTGAAAGACCTTGCCGGCTTCACCAACGCGCTCGCCGGCACCATGAAGACGGCGAGCGGGACCAAGAAGAAGGCCGCGACCATCGCCGACACGCTGGCGCAGATCGGGCAGCTTGTGAACACGCTGAACGACGGCGTGACCGCGCTGCAAGGCGACATGACCACGGCGCAGGGCAACATATCGACCTTGCAGACGGACGAGGCGGCGACCAAGGGCCGACTGGACGCGGCGGCGGGCGCGAACGTGCCCGGCATGTCATCGACCGCCGTAAGCGCCGCGCCGACGCAATCAGACTTCAACGCGCTCCGCCAGGACGTTGCGAATTTGCACGCCGCGCTTCTGGCGCTCATTTCCGATTTTAGCTAAGGTGCTTCGGATTTAATCCGAGCGAGGCCATGGACAATCCGAACCGAATGTGCGTCGTCGTCGGCGGCCAGAAAGAACTTGATTGGGCAGCGGCGGGCGTCGGCATCGACGGTTGGCCGAGCGACACCAAGGCGCTTGCCGGCTATTACGGCGACGAGCTTCGCGTCGTCGTGCTCTACAACACGTTCTTCGACGGGGCGACGTGCTCAATGCACGTTTGCGCCAAGCCGGGCGCGTTATGGGCGACGCCCGCGACCCTTCGCGAGTTCTTCGCCTATCCCTTCATCCAGCTTGGCTTGCGCCGCGTCACCGCGCCGATAGCCGGGCGGAATATCAAATCGCAGGTTCTGGCCCTCAAGCTCGGCTTCAAGCAAGAGGGGCGACTTCGCCACGCTCGCAAAGACGACGATGAAGTCTTGCTTGGGCTTGTCCGCGAAGATTGCAAATGGACGAGGAACAGACATGGGTAAGCAGTCCACGCCTTCCACCGACCCCAACGTCGGCATTGCCGCAACGAAGAATGCCGAAGTCGGGCAAGGTTGGCTCGACTTCTCCAAATCCGCCTATTCGCAGTCGATGCAGCGGCAGGCCAAGATTGACGACTTGAACAGTTCGGTCATCAATCAAGAGCTTTCCAATCAGGCGACGGCGCAGCAATGGGCGACGGAAGCCCACAACCGCCAGAAGTCCGTTTTCGAGCCCTTGCAAGACGAGTTCATTGCGAAGGCGAAGAATTGGGACAGCGCCGGCAAGCAGTCCGAGGCCGCGAGCGCGGCGGCGGCTGACGTGACGAACGCGGTCGCGATGCAGCGGGCGGAGAGCAACCGCCAGCAGGCCGCCATGGGCGTAAACCCGACCAGTGGGCGCTATGCCGGCGTGGACCGGGCCGCCGGGACGGAAGCCGCGCTGGCGACCGCCGGGGCGCAGAACAACGCGCGCACGACGCTCAAAAATCAGGCCATGGCCTTGCAGGGCTCGGCGATCAACATGGGCAACGGCCTCGCGGCCAATGCGTCCCAAGACCTCGGCTTGTCCAATTCCTCGGGCGGCGCGGCGAGCGCAACCGCCATGACCGGCGGCCAGCTTGCCAACAGCGCGACCAGCATCATGGGGCAAGGCTATTCCGGCGCGATGCAGGGCTACAGCAATCAGGCCAATATCCTGAACCAGCAGTTCAACCAGCAGATGCAGAGCTACAACGCCTCGAACGCGCAAACGTCGGGCATCATGTCCGGCCTCGGCTCCATGGCTGGCCTGTTCATGCTCTCGGACGAGGAAGCGAAAGAGGACAAGAAGGAAGTCAAGGGCGTGCTCGATGCGCTCAAGGAAATGCCGGTTGAGGCGTGGAAATACAAGGACGGCACCGGGCAAGACCCGAACCAAGAACACGTCGGCACCTATGCGCAGGACTTCCAGAAGGCAACCGGGCTCGGCGACGGCAAGACCATCAACGTCGTGGACGCGCTCGGCGTGACCATGGGCGCGGTCAAGGAGCTTGCCGAGAAGGTCGAACAGATGAAGGGCAAGGGCGACGCCGACAACAAGACGACGGCGCGCAGGCCCAAGGCACGAGGCATCGTTAAGAGGGCCGCATGAGCAACGAGAACGCAGCGGGCGCGCTTATGGAAGGGCTCTTGAGCGGAGCTAGCAAGCGCGCCGACATCGACAACCAGAAGGCCCAAACCGAGCTTGCGGCGGCACAGGCGGCGCGGGCATCCGTGGCGAGCTACGCCCCGCAGGCGCAAGGCGCACCTTCCGCCGCCCCTGCGGGCGACGCCGGGGCGGGAAAGGCGGTTGCGACCGCTGATCCCGTCAACGCCGACCTCGCGCCGCACCAACGCGCCTTTCTCAACGCCGTTTCGGCGGGCGAGAGCGGCGGCAAGTACAATATCCGCTACGACGGCGGCGCAGGCTCGACGTTCGGCGATTTCGCGCAGCATCCGGGCATCTTCGCGAAGACGCCGGACGGCAAGCTTTCCAGCGCCGCCGGGCGCTATATGTTCACGAAATCGACTTGGGACAGCATGGGCGGCGGCGACTTCTCGCCCGCCAATCAGGACACGAAGGCGTGGCAGCTTGCCACTCAGCGTTATGCCGCAACGACCGGGCGCAACCTCGATACCGATTTGCAGAACGGCGGGCTCAATCAAAGCATCTTGACGGCGCTTTCGCCGACCTGGGCGGCGTTCAAGTCCAAACATGGCGACAAGATCGCGACCTATAACGACAGCCTGTCCCGCTATTCCAGCGGCAAGGCTCGCTCGATCCAGCCGTCTGCGCCCGCCGCAAATCCGGCATCCGGCGCGATAAACATCATGCAGTCCATTTTGCAGCAGCCGACGGCGCGCGGCGTCAACTGAGGAATTGAAGTATGGGCATCGGTACTGGCCTTGGCTCGTTCATGGACGGGCTCATGAAGGGCGCGCAAGTCAGCAACCAGCTTGAAAGCAGCCAGCGCGAGCAGGATCGCGCAGACAAGCGCCTCGACCTCGAAACCACCCGCGACAAGCGGCAGGCCGACGCCGACGCGCTCAAGCTGAAAAAGGACGGCGCTGACTTCGACTACCAGCAGCAGGAGCGCGCCGCGAACGCGCCCGTTTTGGCGGGCCAGCGCAAGAGCGTGTTGCAGAGCTTGCAGGACCAGCAGGACATGCGCGAAACGCTGTCCGGCGGCATGAAGCAGGCCCAACAGGACTATGACGCGGAAAAGGCCAAGTCGATCACGGCCACGCCCGGCGCGGACGGCAAGACCGTGCTCGCCGTGGACGGCCAGCAAGTCGCCAGCGCCGACGAGGCCGAAAAGCTGTTTCAGCAGCGCCATGGCTCGTTCATGGATCACTTCCGCCAGACCTATCTTCCGAAGGTGCAGCAAATGTACCTCTCGCGCGGCGACGCGGCGAACGCCGACGCTTGGCAGAAGTGGGGGCAGAACCAGAAAATTCAGGGCGGCATGGAGGCTTATGGCCGCCTGGAAGGCCGCGCGCAGATGGGCGATTGGAGCGGCGTTGCCAACGAGTTCAACAGCCTCACGCAGAACAAGGATTACAACCCGTTCCACGGCCACCAAGCCAAGGCGACCGTGCTCAAGGACGACAAGGGCAACGCCGTCGGCATCCATGTGGAATACCAAGACCCGAGCGGCGGCGCGAAGTTCGCGCGCGACTTCAAGGATATGGCCGAGTTCCACCAGCTTGCGGCGCAATACAACCCGCAACAGATTTTCGAGCAGACGAAAACTCAGGTCGAAGCCACGCAGGCCGCCAAGGTCAAAATGGCGGAGAAGAACAATGAAGTCGCTGGCCAGATCGCGGTTGAGCGGGCAAAGTCCGACGGCCAGATTGACCAAGAGCGCGTCAAGACCGCGCTCAAGACTGCCGGAGGCGATCCCGACACGGCGAAGGGCGTGCTCGAAACTTACGACAAGATCAAAGACCCGATTTCCAACAAGGTCACGGCCAAAGACCCGGCCACCGGCAAGGACGTTGAGCTTTCCGTTGAGGAAGGCATGAGGAAAGCGTCCGAGATTTATCACACCGTTCGGACGCGCGGCGTCACTGGCGCTGCGGCGGCACCGGCGGCACCGGCGGCGGCTGGCGCGGCTCCCATCAAGACAGCGCCGGCTCCCCGCTTGCTCATGTCGCGGCCCGGCGCGGCGGCCATCGGCGCGAGGACACCGGCCCCGGCTCCGGCGGCTGCGCCAGCGAAGGCCAAGACGCCGGCTCCGGCTGACGAGGAAGAATAGGCTTCCTGTATCGGATTTCCTGGGGTAGAAATCGGAAACAATCCGAAACTATGCCCGAGGAAATCATGGCCGACATTGCCGCCGCCTCCCCCATCGACCAGCTTCTCGCGGACAGCACGACGAAGCTGAACACGGCGACCGGGGGAGGCGGCGGCGGCATGTCTGGCCCCTCGGCTCTCGATCAGGGCATGGTGCGCTCGTTCGAGCAGGCCGCCGATCAGTTCAATGTTCCCGTCGATGCGCTTCTCGCCATGGCGGAGCGCGACAGCGGCTTTGACGCCTACCGCCGTTCGAGCGGACCCGGCCCGAAAACGCGCGGCATCATCGCGATGAACGACGCGGACATGCAGCGCACGGGCGTCAACCCCTACGTGCCGCAACAGGTTGTCACGGCGGCGGCGCAGAAGTTGCGCGGCTATCTCAACTCCGGCATGTCCCTGGACGACGCGATCAGGGCTCACGCCTCCGGCAGCAACAACCCGGCGGATTGGGGACCGCAGGCGACCGAATATCTGTCCGACGTGCAGAAGCGCGCCGCGCGTTTCGCCGACGCCCTTTATCCCGCCACCCCCGAACCGACCGAGCCAGCGCCGGACCCGAGCGCGGCGGCAGACGGCCCGACCTTCGGCGGCGACATTGCGCGTTCCGCCGGGCGCGGCTTCGCGACCTTGCTGAACGTGCCGTTTGAAATCGCTTCCGCCCTCGGAAGCCAGTGGGCGGAAGGCGTTGCGGCCCCGGTTCGCGCCGCCAACGAGGAAAGCAAGAAGCAGGACACGAAGGCCACGCAGGAGGCGCGGGCGGCGTTCGACAAGCTCGGCAACCGCATCACGAAAATTCAGGAAGACACGAAGGCGACCGGCTTAAAGGGCTGGCTTTCGACCGTCGCGGCCAATCCCATGGACGCGATGAAAGACCTTGGAGAAAGCGCGTTCGCCGCCGCAAGCGATCCCAGGCTTCTTGCAACCATGGTTGGCGAAAGCGCGCCCTCCATGATCGGCGTCGGTATGGCTGGCCGCGCCGGCAACACCTTGGCGAAAGGGCTCGGCGCTGGCGCGCGCATGACGCAGGCCGCGACCACGGGCGGCGTCGTTGCCGGATCGTCGGCTATGTCGGCTGGCTCCATCGCCGAGGCCGTCAACGAGGACGTGGCGAAGCTTTCGCCTGAGAAATTGAAGGAACTGGCCCCGCACGCCAAGGACGAGGACGAGGCGCGGGCGACTGTCCGCCAGAACGCCTACATGACCGTCAACACGCTCATTGCGTCCATCGCGGCTGGCTCTCTCGACGGCTTCGGCCAGGGCGCGGAAAAGCTCATTGCGAACGGCTTCCGCACGTCCGCTGGCGCGATCCGGCAGGCCGCGACCACCATGAAGCACGAGGCCGCGCAGGAGTTCGTGCAGACCGGGGCGGAAGACATCGGTCAGGGCTTGGCGAAGGATCAGATCAACCCCGACAAGAACAACTACGATGGCATGTTGCGAGACATGGGCTCCGCAGCCACCGTCGGCGCTGCAATGGGCGCGGGAACCGGCGCGATTGCTGGCGCTCGCGGCATCCGCCAATCCGAACCGCCGGCTCCGCAGGATGAACCGCTCGCCCTTCCGCCGCCGTCGGATTTCAACGTCGGGCCGGACGGTCAGGCGCGCGAAGGATCGGCGCGCGTGCGTCAGCTTCCGCCCCCGCCCGATTTCCGCGTCGATGGCGAAGGCAATGCGAGCGCGCCGGGCGACAACAACCCCGTTCCGCCTCCGCAGCCCAACCAGCCGCCCGGCTGGAAGGCTGGCACCGAGCAATGGGCCGAGCCCGCCGGCAATGACGTTGGCGCTCCGACTGCGCCCGCCAACCACGGCCCGCTTTCGCGCGCCCTGCACGCTGGCGCTCCGCATATCGCCGAGGCGTCCAAGCCCGCCGGCAACCCGGTCATTGTGACCGACGAACTCGGCACCCGCGCCGGGCACATCGTCAGCCAGGACGCGAACGGCGTTACCTTCGTTGACGCCGACGGAAGCATCGAGCTTTTCTCGCCCGCCGATCTGGCCGGCGGCAAGATCAAGATCACGACCGGCGATCATGGCGCCACCGCGCCCAAGAGCTTCGAGGCGGCGCAGGCGGAGAAAGCCGCCGCCGCCATGCCGAGCTTCGACCATCAAGCCCCGGCGGAGACGGATCACGGCGTACTGCCGCAGCCCGGATCGGCGGAGGATCAGACGCACATCGCCGCCGCCGTCAAGGCGGAGGAAAAGCCCGTAGAGGCCGCCAAGCCGGAAGCGACGCCCGCCGCGAAGGTTGAGCCGACCAAGCCGACCGAGCCCGCCGAGCCCGCCCCGCAGGCGCAGGAAGGCGGCATTGCCGAGCAGGCCGCCGCTTCTGTGGCGCAGCACGTCAAGCCGCACGACAAGTCGCTTGCGGAAATGTCCGAAGCCGAGTTGCGCGACCGCCTGAAATATGTCGCCGAGCAAGCCAAGGGCAGCGGTTGGAACAAGCCGCTCGTGAAGGCGCGCAAGGAAGTTGAGGCCGAAATCGACCAGCGCGTGAGCGCGGCGAAGAAGGCGAATGCGGAGGCAGCGCCGGTTGAGGCAGCGCCGGTTGAGAAGCCGGCGGAGAAGCCCGCCGAAGCTCCCAAGGCGGAACCGAAGCCCAAGGCCGAGCCCGGCGCTCCCGCGACCGACGCGCACGCAGGCAAGTGGTTCGGCTCGCCCGAGAAGGCCCAAGCCTACGTCGAAAAGAAAGGCATTGCGGCGACGCACGAGCCGAAGAAGACCGGCGCGAAGCGTTGGGAAATCAAACCCAAGTCCGAAGGCCGGATTGAGGAAGCGCCGCCCGCGCCTGCCACGCCCGCGCCGTCGGCTGTGAAGCCGGAGGCCGCGCCCGCGCCGAAGATGGCGGAGAAGCCCAAGGCCGCCGAACCGCCCAAGCAGGAGCCCGCGCCGGCCCCGCAGCCCGCGCCCGCGCCCAAGGCCGAACAGCCGAAGGCGGAGACGCCCAAAGCCCCGGAGCCTGCACCGTCGCCCGCGCCTGCCGCCGCATCCGAACAGGCCAAGCCTGCCGAGACTGCGCCGGAGGCCAAGCCCGGCTACGGCGACAAGAACAAGCTGGTGGGCAATGATCGCGCCGCCGAGTTGCGCGAAAAGCTGCGCCAAAAGCTCAAGGCCGCCGGCCACACGCTCAATTCAGGCATCGACCCGGAAATGCTCGCCATTGGGGCGGAGCTTGCCGTCTATCACATTGAGGCCGGCGCTCGCGCCTTTGGCGACTTCGCCAAGGTCATGGCGCGCGACCTCGGCGCGAAGCTCGGCGACCTCAAGCCCTATCTGCGCTCGTGGTACAACGGCGCTCGCGACATGATGGAGGATCACGGGCACGACGTTGCGGACCTCGACGCGCCTGATAAGGTGAAAAGCGAACTGGCCCGCGTGCTGAGTGAGGAAGCCACCAATGGAAGCGATGAGCAGGGACGAAATCCTTCGGATCGAAAAGGAGTTTCGGACGCTGAAAGCGGACCCGAAGACGCTGCACAACACGGAACTGGACGCCCGGATCAAGAAGGCGTGGCAGGAGGAAAGCCCGGCGATGTGGGCGAGGCTCCAAAAGGCGCGGATGACGGACAAGCTGGCGTTCGTGATGCAGCAGAGAATGTGGGCGGAAATGGACAGGCTTCTGGAAGCGGGGGTTCCGGTAACGGACGCACGCGAGCAGGCCGAAAGAGAAAATCTGATGATGGAACCGGAGAGCCCAAATCCGGCCCCGTAACGCCCGAGGAAGCCAAGGACGTTCCGCCGGCCTTGCCCAAGGCCGAAAACTTCCACATCGACAACCCGCTTGAAATCGTCGGCGGCGGCCCGGTTGCCCGGTTCGACCGCAACATGGCGGCAATCAAGCTGTTCAACGTGCTCCGCGAAGAAGGCCGCCCGGCCACGGCGGAGGAAATGCGGACGCTCGCCGGTTACACCGGATGGGGCTCGTTCGGGCAGGAGCTTTTCCAAGGCACTTGGGAACGCCCGATGCACAAGCCGGCCTGGGAAGAACGCGGCGCGTGGCTGCGCGACCACCTGGGGCAAGAGGAATGGGAGAGCGCGCAACGCTCGATCACGAACGCCCATTACACCGATCCGCCGACCGTCTTGGCCATGTGGGACATGATGCGCCGCATGGGCTTCAAGAGCGGGCGCGTGCTTGAGCCCTCCATGGGCATCGGCAACTTCTTCGGCCTCATGCCCAAGGACATGAAGGACCGCAGCAAGCTTTCCGGCATCGAAATGGACCAGTTGACCGGCGGTATGGCGAAATTGCTGTACCCCGACGCCAATGTGCAGATCATGCCCTATCAGGAGAGCCGCACGCCGGACAATTTCCACGATGCAGTCGTGGGCAACTGGCCGTTTGAAAACACCGTCATCGCCGACCGCCGCTACAACAAGCTTGAGCCGTTCCTTCACGATTATTTCTTCTTGAAGACGCTCGATCAGGTTCGGCCCGGCGGTATCGTTATGGGCATCACGTCCAGCGGCACCATGGACAAGCAGGCCGTCCGCATCCGCGCCAACCTCGCCAAGAAGGCCGAGCTTGTGGCCGCGATCCGCTTGCCGTCCGGCGCGTTCGAGGAATACGCCGGCACGAAGGTTGTCACCGATATTGTCATCCTCAAGAAGCGCCCGCAGGAGCTTTCGCTCGTGCCCGAGGACGCCAATTGGCTGAAAACGGTTCAGGTTGACACGCCTTCCGGCCAGAAGGTCAGCATCAACGAGTATTACGTCAAAAACCCGCAGAACGTCATCGGCACGACGGACTTCGGCCACGGCACCACGCGCGGACGCCCTGGCATGATCGTCCATCGCCCCGAGAACATGGCCGAACGGCTCAAGGAGGCCGTCAAGCTCATTCCCGAGAACGTCTATCAAAAGGACGACACGGCGAAGAAGATTTCCTACATCACGAACCACACCGCCGACCGCGAAGGCTCGCTGACGACGCAGGGCGGTAAGCTCTATGTCGTGCGCGGCGAGCAGTTGGCCCCGGCGGGCGAGCTTGTGAAATACGAAGTCAAGGACACGGCGGAGACGGCGCGGCGCGAGGGCGAGCTTAACAGCCTCATCGACATGCGCCGGAAGTACGGCCAGCTTATCGACGCCGAGCGCAACGGCACGGACGCCGAGCCCGCCCGCGCCGCCCTGCGCGCCGCCTATGAGGCGTTCGCCAAGGCCAACGGGAAGTTGGGCGAAAGCTTCGGGCTGAACTATCTGAAAAAGATCAGCGACCCGTTCTATCCGGCTATCGCCTCGCTCGAAATCGGCGGCAAGCCGGCGGCGATCCTCTCGCGCTCGACCATGCGCGCCGCGCCGAAGATGGAAAACCCGTCCATCCAAGACGCCTACGTGCTCGCGCGCAACGGCGGTTCGATTTCCCCGCGCCTGGACGAAATCGCGGCGCTCGCCAAAAAGCCCGTCGATAAAGTGAAGGCCGAACTGGTGAAGTCGGGCGCTGTCTTCGAGACGCCGACCGGCGACGTTGTGCCGTCCGACATTTACCTGTCTGGCAACGTGCGCGAAAAGCTCCGGCAAGCCGAGGCCGCCGCCAAAGACAACGCCGCCATGCAGCACAATGTTGAGGCGTTGAAGGCGGTTCAGCCCAAGGACACGCCATACTTCAATATCGAGACGCAGCTTGGCGCGACGTGGGTTCCGCCGTCTGTCTATCGCGACTACATCGGCCACATGCTGAACCTTGACGATGCGTCCAAGCACGTCGGCGTGTCGTTCCGCAATGGCCGCTGGAAGGCCGAACTGCGCCCCGGCACCAACAGCCGCACCGAGGCCGCCACCGGCTACGGCACGCCGCACCTTCCGTTCTCGCGCTTGGTCAACCTCGCAATGACCAACCAGCTTGCCAAAATCTACGGCAAGGACGCGGACGGCAAAGACGTGTTCGACCAGAAGGCGACCGACGAGGCGAATGAGCGCATTGGTAAAATCCGCGAGGACTTCGGCGACTGGCTTTGGTCCGATCCCGAGCGCACCGTCGCCATGGAGCGGGAATACAACGAAGCCACCAACTCCATCGCCACGCCGAACTATGACGGCTCGTTCCTGACGTTCCCCGGCATGGCCTTGCAGTTCGGCAACTCGCCGTTCGATCTGCGCCAGCACCAAGCGGACGCCATCTGGCGCGCGCTCGTCAATCGGCGCTCGATCAACGCGCACGAAGTCGGCACCGGCAAGACCTTCACCATGGGCGGCATCGCCGTGGAGAGCCGGCGCTATGGCATCGCCAAAAAACCGATGATCCTCGCGCACAATGCCAACTCGAAATCGGTCGCGGCTGAAATCCAGCAGATGTACCCGTCTGCGAAGGTGCTCTACATCGACAACCTTTCGCCCGACACCATCGACGTGAAAATGCGTCAGATCGCGAACGACGATTGGGACGCGATTGTTGTCCCGCATTCGGTTCTCGACCGCCTCGCGCTGCGCGAGGAAACCTTGATGAAAATGGCAGAGGAACAAATTCAGGCGCTCGAAGACGAGGCGCTTGAGGCGGCCAAGGACGACGGGACCGACCTCGACGTTGGCATGATGGACGATCCCGAGGCCATGAAGAAGGTGCGATCGGTCACGGCCAAGGAGCTTGTGAAGGCGCGTAACCGGATCATTGAGAACATCAAGAAGCAGGCTCAGAAGTCGTCGCGCGAAGGCGCTATGGCCTTTGAGGACACCGGCATTGATATGGTCATGGTGGACGAGGCCCACGAGTTCAAGAAGCCGCCGATTGCCACGCGCATGAGGATCAAGGGCTTGAACACGGGAACGTCCGACCGTTCCATCGCGCTCAAGTTCCTGACCGACTACATTCGCGCGAACAACGGCGGCGGCAACGTCCATACCTTCACCGGCACGCCGATCACGAACACGCTCACCGAAGTCTTCCACCAGATGCGCTACGTCATGGAAGACGAAATGCGGCGCGCTGGCATCAACGATTGGGACGGCTGGTTCGGCAGCTTCGCGCGCGAGCTTTATGACGTGGAACTGAACTCGGCGGGCGAATACGAGGGCGTCTCGCGCCTCGCCGCGTTCGTCAACGTGCCCGAACTGCGCCGCCTCATCGGTCAGTACATGGACACGGTTTTCGCCGACGACATGCCGGAAATGCAGCCGCGCGAAACCTCGTCCGGCAAGACCATGGCGGCCAAGAACCTGACGGAGTTGGAGCGCGCCGAACTTCTGAACGGGCGCACCGAGGGCGCGAAGAACCGCCCCTACAAGAAAGTGGTCAACGTCACGTCCGACATGACGGAGCCGCAGCTTGCGGCCTTCCGCGAAATCCAACAGCTTGCGCAGCGTTGGCGCAACATGGCCCCGCTCGAACGCAAGCGGACCATGCAGGAGGGCGGCCCCGAAAGCCCGATCCTCACCGAAGGCATGGCGAACAAGGCCAGCTTCGACGTTCGCCAGTTGGAAGGCGAGCGGCTTGCCGGCATGGAGGGCAAGGTTCCCGACCACGAGGGAAGCAAGCTCTCGAACGTCGTCAAGAACGTCAAGGAAGTCTTCGACAGCCACCCGCTCGCGAACCAAGTCATTTTCGCGAGCCAAGGCTTCTCGAACACCGTCAGCCGTAGCGGCGGGCGCGACGCGGCGGGCGAGAAGATCAAGCGCACGGTCAAAGTGTTCGCCTCGATCAAAGACCTTGTGGCGCGGCTGGAACAGGCCGGCATCCCCAAGGAGCAGATCGCGGTTGTTGACGGCAGCACGTCGAAGGACAAGCGCAAGTTGATCGCCGACGCGATGAACTCGGGCGAAATCCGCGTCGTCATCGGCAACACGCAAACGCTCGGCGTCGGCGTGAACATGCAGCGCAACCTTCGCGCCATGCACCACCTTGACGCGCCCTACATGCCCGGCGACCTCGAACAGCGGAACGGTCGCGGCCACCGGCAGGGCAACCAGTGGAACACGGTTCTCGAATACCGTTACATGACCGACCGCCTGGACGGGCGGCGCTGGCAAATCCTCGCCCGCAAAGAGACGTTCATCAAGGCGTTCCTCAAGGCGAGCGCGGACCAGCGGACCATTGAGGGCGACGCGGCGTCCGAGGACGAGAGCGATATTCTGTCCTCATTCGCGGAGGCGGCGGGCGACCCCCGCATTCTCATCAAGGAAAAGCTCAAGAAGACCATCGAGCGGTTGCAGCGCGCGGAGCGCATCCACAGGACCGGCATTGCCGACGCTCGCGGGCGGCATCGCCAGTCTCAGGAGGCTATCGCCTCGCGCACGTCGGAGATTGAGAGCATCGAGAAGAACGGCACCGTCGCCAAAGCCAAGAAGCTCGTGGCTGACAATGCCGGCGACGGCTTCAAGGCCGAAATCGACGGCAAGACCTATGACAAGCGCAAGGACTTCGACGCGGCCTACGATCAATTCGTCGCGCGGAACATGCACGCGGGCGACGAACCGCGCGTGATTGGCAAGTTCGGCGGCCACGACATTAAGGCCGGCTGGTGGAAGTATGCCGCCAAGCCGGAAATGTTCGTGGAAATCGACGGCCACAAATTCGCCACCAACGGCGGCATCGCGGGCGTTGAGGGCTCCGCGCGCCGGTTCCCCGACCGCGTTGAAGGGCTCCGGCAGGACGCCGAAAAGCTCAAGAACACGGTTGGCCGCCTCGAAGACGTGATGAAGACGCCCTTCGGTCGCGCCAAGGACTTGGCCGACGCGGCGGAACGTCTCAGCAGCTTGGACCGCGACATTGTTGAAAACCCGGTCCCGCCGCCGGCTTGGCTCCGCGTGGGCACGCCGACCGAGACGCCGGTTTTCTGGCACGGCAAGGAGTTCGAGGTTTCGGGACACCTTTACTCGAACGAAGGTTGGTTCGTCCGCGCGACCGACGGCAAGGGCGAAGTCACGATCCCCTACAACGAGGCGACCGACAAGAACGGTATGCCGCTCTACGAGCCGCGCGAGTTCAAAAAGCCGGAAGTCATCGACGGCCAGAAATCGACCGCTCCGGCGGCGGAAGGTGGAGAGGACGCGCCCAAGCTTTCCGTCGCCCAGGACGCGGCGGCGGAGGGCATGAGCGCGGCCACGCTGCGCAGCTACCTTACGACCGGCGCGCAGGGCGACACCATCGCCCGGTTGATCGACGCCGGCCATGTGGTGCTGCATGACGACGCCACGACCGTTCCGGCCAAGCCGAAAAGCGACGGCATCTTGCAGGGCGCGACCATGGGCGACGGCAAGGTTCACCTTGTCGCCGGCAATATGTCGCCCGAGCGGGCGCGCGGCATCCTCCTGCATGAAATCTTCCATGCGGGCGGCGAAAGGCTGGTTGGCTCGACCAAGTGGGACAACCTGATGCAGCGGACTTGGGCCGCCGCAGAGGCCGCCATGGGCCGCATTTCCGAGGGCAAGGCACGCCCGCAGGACGCCTTCTGGCAAGACGCGCTCAACAGCGCCGAAATGGCCGGAGCGCCCTACGAGCACTTCGCCGAGGAAATCGCCGCCTACGCCATCGAGCACAGCGACGCCGCGCCGGCTGGCCTGCGTGAAGTCGCCGACCGGCTCATGGGCGCGGTCAAGGATTGGCTGTTCCGCCGGTTCGGCAAGCAGTTCGGCGCAGTCACCCCGGCGCAACTGCGCTCGCTCGCCAAGGCGGCTCTGCACTCGCACGAAGGCCGCGCCGAGCGGCTTGAGGCGGGCGAGGACGGCGTTCGCTTCTCCATGGGCAACCATGGCGCCAGAGTGGGCGACAAGGCCAAGGGGCTCTACAGCAAGGCCACCCGCGCCGCGTCTGACTTCCTGACGAGCGCCATGGCCGGCGCGAAAGAGGCGGCGGATAACGTCGGCTCCATGTCGGTTCTCTCGCTCGTTCCCGTGCGCCCGCTGTTCCTCGAACTGGCGAGGCACACCCCGAGCGCGCGGCATTACATCGACACCAAACAGGCCATGGATAGCCTGCGCCACGCGCTCAACGAGGGCGACGCGAAGGTGTTGGAGCGTTGGTCGAAGTGGGTCCGCGCAACCAAGCTGACGAAGAACGGGCTCAAGCCGCTCAACCGCGAGGCCAACGAGCGGCTTATGGACCTCATGCACGAGAGCACCATCGCCCAGGTGGACCCGTCGGGCAAATTCGACCAGCGCCTTTCGCGCGACGACGTGAACGTGCTCCGCGACGCCAGCAAGCGCGGCACGCCGGCCTATGAGGAGGCGCTTGAACGGAAAGCGAAGGACGACGCGCGAGCGACCGCCTATCGCGCGCTCAAGGACAGGTTTGACGCGCTCCCCGACGAGGCGAAGGAACTCTATAAGGACGTTCGCGACGCCTATAAGAACCGGGCTGACGAGACGGAAAACGAGATCGTCGGCAACATGCGGAAGGCCATCGACCAAATCAGCAAGAACGCTGACGAGAAGCACACCGCCGAAATGAAGCGGATCAAGGACGAGGGCTTGACGGGCACGGCCAAGGCCGACGCCATCAAGGCCGCCGACAACGCGCTTCTCATGGCGAAAACCCGCGTCACCCGGAACAAGGCCGCCCGGTTGAAGCAGCTTCGCGCGGAGTTCGAGACGAACCGGATCGAGCCCTATTTCCCGCTCGCCCGCTTCGGCAGCTACTTCGTCACCGCGCGCGACGCCGCCGGCAAGGTGAAATCGTTCTCGCGCTTCGAGAAGCGCGGCGAGCAGCGCCGCTTTGCCGAGGCGATGCGCGCCAATGGCTTCGACGTGCAGGAGGGGCTTGCGTCTCTCAAGGGCGACCTTGAGCGCAGCATCGACCCGCGCTTTGTCTCGGAAGTCGATGATATTCTCGCGGCGGCGAACGCCCCGGAGGCTGTCCGCGACGCGATTTGGCAGAAATACCTTGAAAGCCTGCCGGACCTCTCGATGCGCAAGCACTCGATCCACCGTAAGAACCGCGAGGGCTGGAACCCCGACGCGCTCCGCGCCTTCGCGCACAATATGTTCCACTCCGCCCACCAGCTTTCCCGCCTGCGCTATGGGCAGGATTTGCAGGGCCACATTGACGAGGCGCGCAAGGAAGTGGAGAGCGCGCCGGACCCGGTTCGCGCCCAGGCCGTCGTCAACGAAATGGTTCGCGCCCACGACTTCGCCATGAACCCCAAGGGCGCGGCGTGGAGCTATCGCGCAACCTCGCTCGCGTTCCTCTGGACGATGGGCTGGAACCTCTCGACCGGGCTCGTGGTGCTTCACGATCCGATCCAGCGCGGCATTCCCAACCTTGGCTATGACGCGGAAACCGGCAACGTCGGCATCAAGCGCGCGGCGGCGGAAATGGCGAAGACTTTCTCGGAAGTCATGCGCGGAAAGGGCTTCATCGAGAACAGCGCCACGCTGACCGGCGACGAGCGCGACGCCATGCGCCGGGCCAAGGAACTGAATGTCATCGAGAGCACCAACGCGCATGACCTTGCCGGCGTCTCTGACGCGGGCATCGACTATTCGCCCTGGATGCACAAGACCATGCAGACCGCGAGCCTGCCGCTCCACCACGCCGAGCGCGTCAACCGCGAAGTCATCTTCCTGGCGGCTTACCGGATCGCGCGCGACGCTGGCATGAACCACGGTGCGGCTGTGAAGAAGGCGGCGGATTTGACGTGGATGAGCCAGTTCGACACGCAGGCCAGCAGCAAGGCGCGCGTCATGCGTGGCCCGGTTGGTCGCGCGGCGCTCGCCCTGCGCAACTTCCACTTCAATATCCTCTACCGCTTCTTCAAGGACGCGCACGAGGCCATGACCGGCATGGAGCCGGCGGCGAAGAAGGCCGCCATGGGCCGCGTTGTGTCCTCAGTGGCGATCACGGCGGCTATGGCCGGCATCCGGGGCGCTTACTTCTACAAGCTGATCCTGCCGGTTGCGGCCATGGCGCTCTCCGCCGCTGGCATGTACGACGACAAGGACCAAGAGCCGTCGGAAGCCCTGCGCCGTACCGTGCTCAAGGCGACCGGCGACACCATGATTGGCCGCGCCGTCGGCGGCATGATGATGGACGGCATCCCCGGCTACTGGACTGGCACCAACCTGTCCGAGCGTATCGGCGTCGCGGACATTGGTTTCCGCCCGCCGGATCGCGACATGAACCCGGAACAGGGCTGGAACTACTGGCTCCAACAGGCCGGCGGCCCCGCCCTCGAAATCGCCCACGGCATCTACACCGGGGCGGCGGATATGTCGAAAGGCGAGTTCCTGCGCGGTCTTAAGGAAATGCTCCCGGCGTCTGCCCGCAATCTCGTCAAGGCGGGGCAATATGCCCACGAGGGCGTCAAGACCCGTCGCGGCGATAGCGTGGTTGAACACGTCGCGCCGCAGGACATTGTGAAACAGGCGATTGGTTTCGGGCCGGCGGAAATCTCCGACCGCTTCCAGCGCAACACCTTCCAGAACAACATTCAGAAGCGTCTGGCCGAGGAACGTAAGGAGATTTTGACGAAGGCGGCCAAGGCGCGGATGGAAGGCAATCAGGAAGCCTTCGAGGCGGCTCTTGAGGAAGTGCGGAAATACAACGCCGCGAACCCGAGGGACGCAATCAAGGGCAAGGGCATCCTGCAAAGCATCAAGTCCCGGAGGAACCTGTCCGACAAGGCGGAATACGGCGTCGTCCTCAAGCCCGGCACCGCTGACCGCGTGAAGGGCGTTACGTCTCCCTCGATCTATTCACGGGAGGAATGACGATTGATCGACATGCAGCTATGGGCTACACCAGTCCATAGCTGCGCAAGAGTGCGGTTCGGCTTTTTTTGACGAACAGCACTCTTATGTCCAAAATCCCCCAAGATTTTGTTGGCTCGGCGCTCCGCCTGTCCGACATTGATTTGCCCACCATCGGCGCGACCATCGGTTGCGGCGAGGACGAAATTCATGCCGTGCTCGATGTCGAAAGCCGAGGCTCCGGCTTCGACAAGCATGGCCGCCCGATCATCCTGTTCGAGCCGCATATCTTTTACCGGCTCCTGTCCGGCCCCGGCCCCGATCTGCGCGCGCGCGCTGTGCGCGAGGGCCTGGCCTACGAAAATTGGGGCGAGAAGCCCTATCCCGCAGACAGCTACCCGCGCCTCAAGGCCGCCATGCTCATCAACGAGACGGCGGCCCTGAAATCCGCGTCCTGGGGGCTCGGTCAGCTTCTCGGCTCGAACCATGCCGCCGCCGGCTATGCGACCGTGCAGGACATGGTTGCGGCCTTCTGCGCGAGCGAGCGCAACCAGCTTGCCGGCATGATCGCGTTCATCAAGTCCGAAGGGCTCGACCGCGCCTTGCGCAACCACAAGTGGGCGGATTTCGCGCGCGGCTACAACGGCCCGAGCTACGCCAAGAACCAGTACAGCACGCGCCTCCTGCGCCGGTTCTTGTTCTGGAGCGACATCAAGGACACGAAGGTTTTCGCGCACGCCGATGCGGCGACCGAAACCCGCCTCCGCGATCCCAAAGCCGGACACGTCGTCGGCTCGCCGCCGGCTCCCGCTCCCCTCACCAACGTCGTTCAGGGCGGCGCGCAGCCGGGCTTTTGGGCTCGCTTCGCCTCGGCTCTCTTTCGGAGGACCGTCTGATGCAGTTCGACCCCAAGGCGCTCGAAATCCTCGGGCTGGAAATTGCGAAGATCGGCGCTCCCATCATCGGCAGGGCGCTTGGCGGCCCGCTCGGCGCAACCATTGCCTCCGGCGTCGTCGGCGCGCTGGCGGAGGCCCTTGGCGTCGATGCGACGCCGGAGGCCGTGACGAACGCCGTACAGGCCAATCCCCAGGTTGCCGTGGCGGCGGCGCAGCAAGTCGAACAGGACGGCGCTGGCGACTTGAAGCCAATCCTCGACATGCTCACCGCTGTTGAGCCCGTCGAACTCGCCAGCGAAGACCGCTTCGTGCGTTGGGCTCGCCCGTCCGCGATTTGGGTCATTTCGGCTGTGACGCTCGGTTACGGCGGCTGCATCGTCGCCGCGACCGTCAAGTATCTCGACACCAACGACCCGGCGGCGCTCGCGGTCCTCCTGACCAATGCGCCCTCCCTGTCCCTCGCCCTCGCCCCCGTGGCCGCCATCGCTGGCGTCTCTGCGTGGTGGCGCTCGAAAGAGAAGATCGCCGGCTTGCCGAATGGCTTCGACGGCCTTGTGAAGAAAAGGAAGTGACACCGTGAGCGAGGAAGCCGACCGCGAGGCCCTGGCGGAACTCATCGACCGTCTGCGCTCCGAAGGTTTACTGGACGAGCATCGCGCACATTTCGCAGCCCTCCCACGCGAGACGCGCGAGTTCTTGGCGAACCTCCGGCCCGAAGACATTTCGGAGTTGCACGACGTAATCGTCTGGCAGCGCAGCGCCCGCACCGTCGGGCGCATAACCTATTGGATCATCACGACCATTGTCGGCATCATGATTGCCGCCGTGGCTCTCGGCGAAAAAATCCAGTCCGTTTTCGCCATGTGGAAGCAGCACTAAGGAACCAGCCATGGGCACGAACATCGGGACCAGCATTCAGGTCAACGGCAACAAACCGCCGAACGTGGCCGCCGTGCTTATCGACCCCAGCACCGGGGAAGCGATGAGCACGACAAGCACGTTCTCGACACTCATCCGCGACGCCTTCGACAACTATGTGCCGGAGGAAATCTGGCATCCGAGCGTCGCGGGCGGCGATATTGTCGTGCTCGACGGCAACGCCGCCGGCGCGAGCTACATCGTCATTTCCAAAGACCCGCTGGCGGAAAACACCGTCACGACGCTGACCTCCGTCGCCAACATGCAGTTGGCGATTGAAGCCAGCTTCGGCGTTCATATGTCGCAGCGCGTGCTTGGTCAGGAATTTTCGCTCGAACTGGTGAGCACGGACAACATTCCGACCACCTTTACCGACCTGACGATTTCGAGCGTCACGCAGACCACCACGACCATTGCCGTCACCACGAGCGCCCCGCATGGCCTCGCCGTCGGCAACGCCATTTCGACCTACGGCGTTTCGGACAGCCGTCTGAACTATCCGGCCCTTGTGGTCGCATCCGTCCCGAGCCCCACGCAGTTCACCGCGACCGCCGGGCCGGGCGGCACGATCCAGTCGATTGCGTCTGCCGGCCCCTATACGTCCGGCTTCGTCAGCCTGCGCGCCCGGCTCGGCGGCTCGGCGTCTGGCACGTCGATGATTTTCGAGAACGCGACCGCCACCAACGCCTCGTTCTATTCGCGCTCGAACTCTGGCGACGCCCTGGCGTCCGGCGCGGTCAACGGCAACCAGTCCGTTTCCATCGGCTCCACCGCCTCCGTGCAGCTTGTGAACACGGCATACACCTATGCCTTCACGCCGACGACGGAATACCGCGTCGCGCTCATGTCCGACCGCCTGCAATGGTATGACGCCGCTGTTGACGCGACCGCCCAGGCCACGGCGCGCTACACCCGCACGCAGGTTGTGCCCGACAACACCAAGAATTACGTCGTGCGGCTCCGCGCGACCAGCAACCGCGCCACCACGCGCCCGGTTGGCAAGATCGTCTCGGCGCAGAAGGCCGGCACGACCACGGCCACCATCACGACCGACGTTGCCCACAACCTCACGACCGGCGACCAAATCGTGATTTATGGCATCGCCAACCAGACGGACTTCGCGAACATCGCCACGGCGACGGTTGCGGCCACCGCCAGCGGCAACCAACTCACCATCGTCATGGGCGCGACCACGCCGAGCATTACCTCGGCTGGCGGCTTCGTGGCGCGCGTCCAGGGCGGCAACGTCCCGTCGTCGTTCATCCCCCAAGTGGCGATTTCCGCGACGCTCGCGACCGCCGCAGACGGCACTCAGGCGCTCACGCTCACCGGCAGCGCCGCGTGGACTGGCCTGTTGATCGGCGATTATGTCAACGTGCATGGCCTCCGCGTTGCGGCTGGCGGCGCGGACCTCCTCTGCGATGGCGCGTGGAAGGTGCGCAACGTCTCCACGACCACGCTCGAACTCGGCGCTCTCCAAGGCACCGTTCCGCCGGCCAACTTCGGCGCGACGGTTTGCGGCGGCGCGATCATCAAGCGCACCGATCTTCGCATTTCCTTCGTGCGCCTCTACGAGTTCGACCGGCTGCGCGTGGAAGCGTTGAGCAGGCCAGCCGGCGAGGTCGCGGCGTCCATGCCTGTCGTGGTGCAGGGCGGCTCCGTGAACGTGGGCAGCGCCGTGCTTGCCGCCGGCAGCGCGCAAGTCGGCTTGGTCAAACTGAGCGACGGCACCAACACGACGGCTGTCAAGGCCGCGAGCGCCGCCGCAGCCGCGACCGATCCCTCCGCCGTCGTCACCTTGTCGCCCAACAGCGTCGGCGCGGTGAACCTCGCCATCCCGACCCTTGTTGCCGATGTCGCATCGGCGGCGCTGACCGCGACCACCACGACCGCCGCCTTCACGCCGACCTTCGGCAGCGAGTACGAAGTCAACATCGTGCTCGGGGCTGTCACCGGCACCACGCCCACGCTCGACGTGGTTGTGCAGGAGAGCGACGACAGCGGCACCAACTGGTACGACGTTTACCACTTCGAGCGTATCACGGCTGGCAACCAAGTGGTTCGTTCGCCCAAGCTCGTCCTGACCGGCAACCGCGTCCGCTACGTGCAGACCGTCGGCGGCACCACCCCGAGCTTCACGCGCGCCGTAAACCGCCTGCAAGGCAACGCCCAAGTGGACACGGTTCGTCGGCTCTTTGACCGCTCGACCATCGTCTTGACGACGTTGGGCTCGGCAACGCCCGCCCTGGCGGCGCGCGGCTGCAAGAACGCGCAGCTTGTCATCAATCTCGGCGCGGCCACCACTCCGCCCGTGATGAAGCTCCAGGCGACCGAGAACGGCGCGGATTGGTACGACCTCCCCGGCACCGTGTCTGGCGTTGCGAGTTCGACGGTTCAATTGACGGTGAACAACATCAACGCCCTTGCCATTCGCGCCGCAGTCGGCACGGCGGGCGTGACCGTCACCGCCGGCTATGTCGCGGTCAAGGCGTTCTAGGCGACCTCGGGCGGGGCTCCGGCCCCGCTCATTTCCTCGGCGAGCCAAACCCACTTGTCGCCTGACGCGCGAATGTGCGTGTATCGCTTGAGGCTTTGCCATGACCTATGACCGGACACCGCCGCGACGTGCGGAATATTCAAGCCCATTTCAAATAGCCTCGACACGCCCTCGTGTCTTAAGTCATGAAAGTGCAAGTCTTCGATCATTAGGAACTTGCACGCCCGCGTGAAATTCGAGCTTAGGGCGTCAGTCGTATAGGGAAAAATCCTATCGGATTTCCGAGGCTGGCGCTCAATGATCTTGATTGCAGGCTCGGGAAGATCGCACCACACATTGTTCCCGATCTTGTCGCCGGGGTTTTTCATGTCGCGGACGAGCACGCGCTTGTTCTCGGGCTCGAAGTCGCGCCACTCGATCCGCGTGATTTCCTCCTGCCTGCGCGTGGAGAACAGGGCGAACGCCACCAAGTCGGGCATGGGCGACATATCGGGCTTGGCCGCGAGCTTCTGACGGAACAGGCCAAGGATGGCTTTGATTTCGTCGCACGAGGGCCGGCGCTCGCGGGACGCGCCCTTGCAGATGACGCCAAGCCGGCGACCCACCACGAAAGCATCCTTCATGGCCTGTTGGTCAAGCTCGACGCCCCAGGCAGGCTTTGCAACGGCAAAGATCGCGGCAAGGTGCGAAAGGTAGCTCATGACCGTCTGAGGCTTCCTATCGGCGCGGAGCCGGCGGGCCAAGTCGATCACGTCATTGCTCTTTATGTCCGAGCACTTCATTTCAGCGATGGCGTCGCCTTTGAGCGACCGGAGCACTTGCGTCTTGGTCTTGCCAAGGGCGCGCTCGCTTTCAGCCACGTATCGGTCTATGACCTCGCCCAACAGAGGATCGCCCAGGCGGGCGCGCTCGATCCCGCCGGGCTCGTTCAGTTCCCGCTCGCGCTTCTCGATCCATACCTGTGCGGCCTTGCGCCGCTCGAACGTCTGGCTCTCGCGATGTACCTTGCCGCCGCCCTTCTTGACGACTTGAGCGAAGAAAACGACCTCGCCATTCTTGCGCTTGCGCTCTGTAATCGTTCCCAT